ACACAGTGGTTGTGGCACTACAATCATGAACGACCACATCAAGCTAACGGAGGCAAACCACCTTTGATGGCTGCTTAACCTCTACTTTTAAATTCAGTTATTTATGGGAGGATTACCCTTTCTGTAGCACAGCATCTGAATACTTACGAAGCTGTTGCATACTTCACGGACAACCAATATTTTGAAAAATATGGATTTAATAGATTCACTCTCATTAGCTTTTATGAAATCTATGAAGAGCTTTGGAATGAATTTAAATATAAAGTGAACTATCAAGGCTCTATTAATGAACAACTTGAATAACTTGAAAGTAACTACATGATTTTAATGAAAATCGAGTTGCTCATCATATTGCTCAAACTCCTTACTTTTGAGCAATATGGTGATCAAAACAATCATATGAATCAAGTTACTCAGCATATTATTCAAGGATATTGATTATGAACAACATGAAATTATTATATTTCATGCACTTAATCCAATGTAGTTCAAGTTGAGCATGTTACTCAATATATAAAATTGAGTTAGAATTATCTAGGTTTTTCTGATGTATTTATTGAATTCAATGCCCAATACCATCCTGATTGACCATTAGGTTTGAATGCTAAAATAGCAGGGGTTTGACGTTTTGCTCGACGAATTGATGCTTCACTAAAGCCGGCTTTCATCGACTCGACATAAACTTGTTTAGAAGCCATTTTTTCAACCTTGTTGAGCAATTCAATAAGAAAATCTTTCGCAGCATTAACTACAGAATTATTTTCCCCCCTATCCAACTCTGACGCATTTAAAAATTCTTTTGCAGAACCTTCAATCGTACCAGCCCACTCGACTTTTGTAGTTTCGATAACATCTGAAATATTTACAGATTGAAGATGATATCGAATTCCACCATCAAGACTAGAAATATTACTTTTTGCACGTATTAGAATACAATCACCTTCAGTCTCTCGTCGAAAAACACACAAAGCCATCCTCGCTAGCGCACTGAACGCCTGACTGCCTAGAATTCGGTCTGCAGGATTATTATTTATGCTAACTTTTGCAAAGTGGGTAATACCTAGAATTGCAAAATTATATTGATTAGCTAGATTAACTAGTGGTTGCAAAGACCTTCGTACATCATTTGCTTTATTCATATCTCCTTGTACAACTGAAACAATTGGATCAATAACTAACAATTTAACATCTTGATTATGCTTTATATATTGCTCAATTTTCGGAAAATCTTTGACAGGATCAAATGGCTCTGGTTTACCCTGCTTATTATTTTTTCCATCAATAATAGATACTTTGCTAATATCCGCACCATTTGCAATTAGCCGGGGCTTTAAAATGTCTGCTGGATCATCCTCTGTTGAATAAATTAGCACCTTCCCTGGATTTTCACACTGTGAACCATCCGGGAAAAGTCCACCTTTTGTGACAATTGAAGTTAATGCAAGCGACAAGTTTGTTTTACCACACCCCCCTGTACCGGCAAGAATTGTCATCTTCCCTAATGGTAACCACCCATACCATAGCCATCGAATTGGTGTTTCCTGAATATCCTTCATATTTACAATTCTAATAGATTCTGTTACGGATACATCAATTTGAGGGTTTTCGTCTACAAAGCCATGCTGATTAGAAAAATCAGCATGTAGCTGCTGCAGATAGGTCTGAAGGCCAATCTTATTTTCTATCTTTAAAATCTCATCAGAATTAAACAAGCTCAAAGCATTAATGTTATCGTGTAATATATCAATCCAAATAGGGCTGTTATTTGTAGTGTTCAAATAAAATTCAACACAATCATCTAAATTACTCGCGCATGCTACACGTTCTCCACACTGAGCAATTTTTAAAGCAACATCAATTCGATTCGTACAGTAATTTACTTTTGCATTTCCTGAATTTTTATTGAATACAGCAATGCCGTTTGTTCCAACAACATAACTGCTAAATTGCGTTGATTTAAATAATCCTTTTGGCCTGCCAAAAGCAAGAACACCACAAAGTTGCCCATTCTTACTATATAAATCAACCGCCAAAAACCCTTCAAAATCAAAATTTGGATTTTTATCATCTAAATATGAGTCTTCTTTAAATTCATAAAACAAATGACAAGTTGAAATATTATATTTTACGACAACAGGATTCGTATCTGATGCTGTCTTTAAAAGCTCATCTTTAGAGTCATGAACCGTAAGATAATTTAAATTTCCTGCACCGCTTGGCATTACATCCATGCATGAAGTTTTTTCGCCCTTATTTCTCATTACAAACGCAGCATGAGTATAGGCATTATCTAATTTTTTAAATCTCGACATATAAATAAACCTAACAATTAAGACAAAACCCTCCACAAGCTGCTCCGTATAAAGAACTAACTTTAGTAAAAATACAAAAGTAAGGAGGGAGTTAAGAATTTAGCTACTTTATTTCACCGGAAAATCGCAGTATTTCATTGATATTCCAACGCAATAGCCGACCATGCCGCTTCGGTACAATAGGACCATTCTCATAGATCGCCCATTTTCGAAGTGTTTGTGGCTTCATACAGTAGCTTTGCTGCTTCAGCAGTTGTGATTAATAAACTTTCTTGCTTCATCATGAAGCACCCTTTTCAATTGAATTGAGCATTTTTTAGTTGATTTTTCATTTAAATGTAATGTTCAATGTTTCATTGAATAACTTGACAACATTTAAAGATGAAATCCGTAGGACAACCGAAAAAAAATATTATTGATGCCCTTCAAACAATTTTTTGGTACAGATATCTTGAGACAATAATAGTTGCGAATATATTTGATAAGGAATGCAGTGATTACTGTCTGGAAAATAAAATTGATTTAACATCTCTTGAAATAAAAGACGGAATTTTATTACGAGAAAAATTTCAGTGTTCTAAACTCAATTCAAAAGAACTTAAATTTTATCAAACGAACGCAAACAAAATCGGTCATAGCTTAAATCAAGCAGATTCAAGGATCTGGTATAAATATTCAAAAGGCGAAACGAAACCAAATGCCGTAAAATTAAAAAGAATAGATTTAATTGTCGAAAACTCCAGCTTATATTTTAATCATCCAATCTGGGACTTCTTAAAAATCAGACCCGCTACAAGATCTTATCTTGAAAATTTTTTATCAAAATTCGAAGATGTCAGTATCAAGGCTATTAATAATAAAACCATTATCGAACCAACACTCTTCAATGAAAACGTTCACCTAGATGAATCTGAATTCTTAAAATATGGAAACATTTTAGATTTTTATAGCTATATATTATATGCATACCATAAAGCGAGATTTGATTTGGACTTAGAAAAAATGGACAACTGCATGGCATTTTTCATTTCAAATTTACAACCAATCTTAGCCAACCTATGCTTCGAAGGAATATTTTTCTTAAAATTGTGCCAAATACATCTGCAACCATACAAATCGTCAGAATTTGAAAATTTTGAAATTTTCGACCATTTCAAAATGTGTGGGTGGTTAACACAAATACAAGATTACTTAAAAAATGAAAATAATACTTATGAATTCCTGGATATGCTTAGTAAAGAGTTCTTTCTTGATTAATTTAGTAATCTGATTTTTGTTGATCTATTTTGCTTACCATGTGCTTACTAAAATCAAAAAACAAAAAAACCACTTACGATTAGTACACGTAAGTGGTTGTTTTATATGGTGGGCCCAGACAGACTTGAACTGTCGACCAACGGATTATGAGTCCGCTGCTCTAACCAACTGAGCTATAGGCCCTATAAAGTTAAATGCAATTAATACAATGCTTTAACTTGATGCTGATTCTACATAAAAACATTTTTCATTGCAATACGTTTTTTTGTAGGCACTATGTAGGCAGTTAAAAATATTGTATGTTATTGCGAGTTATTGCAAACACACGTGATCATACACTATGACCTCTGAAAGAACAAAGCTCACAAAAACATTTGTTGATTCTTTGCCCTTATCACCTGATAAGCAGGTTATCTATCGGGATTCAGAGCTGATTGGCTTCGCGCTGCGAGTTACCATTTCCAAAGTTTATGTGGTTGAGCGTCGCATTGGTAACGGTAAATCCTCAGTGCGAGTCACTATCGGTAAACATGGAGAAATCACACCTACGCAAGCTCGTGAGCAAGCCACTAAATTACTTGGATTAATGGCACAAGGTATTAACCCGAATCAAGAAAAACAAGAAGCTAAAAAGGAAATGTATGCTGATTATGCAAAAGCAGATCAGCAACCCACCCTATTAGACGCCTACAACGCCTACAAAACAGAACGAGAGCTTAGTCAAAATACGCTAGATGACTATAATCAATGTGTAACAGACTACCTAGTAGAATGGCGTGACATAAAATTGATCGATATATCACGTAAGATGGTTCAAGAAAAACATGCTGAATTGTCAAAACGATCTAAAGCACGTGCAAATTTAGCAATGCGTTTCTTTAGAGCTGTTTTTAATTTTTCGGTTGAGCATTATCTTGATGTAAATGATAAAAATATAATAGATGTATCAAACCCAGTTAATACTTTAAAAGCCAAAAAATCGTGGAATAAAATTAAGCGTAGAAAAAACTATATTCGTAGTAATCAAATGAAAGACTGGTTAGATGCTGTAGTTTCTACAGAATGGGTCGGACAACAATATAAGAATCATAATGCTTATACCAACCAAGATTTTTTATTAACTGTTTTACTTACTGGTTTTCGTAGAGAAGAAGCAGAGACAATCGAGTGGTCTCATGTCGATCTGAAATATGGCTCAATTACATCAATTGATCCTAAAAATGGTGAGCCTTTGACACTGCCAATGGGAAAAATTCTGCACTACATAATGCAACAACGTTTTGAACGTTCAGGTGGTGGTAAATATGTTTTCCAAGCTAGGCAAGGTGTCGGTCATGTAGCAAATCGAAGTAAGGCGAGGCTAAAAATTGCGGAGTTGACTGGTATTACATTTACATACCATGACTTAAGACGAACATTTTCCAGTGTTGCAAACAGCTTAAACATTGGTTCATACACCATTAAAAAGCTTGTAAATCATGCTACAGATGAATCTAATGATGTAACCGAAGGTTATGTACAAGTCTCGTTTGAAGATCTTCAAATTGCAATGAATATGATTGAAGATTTACTGTTAGATGATGAAATCATTTCAACCATAAAAAACAGGAAATTTAAGAAAATTACACGTCATCACGACTATTTGGAAAAGTCCGTTTCTGAAAATCCAATCGAAATTGATGATGCCCTTAAAGCACTTTCAAAAGTTGAACAGTTAAAGGCTAGATTAAGGTAAATCTATGAAAACTACAGGACAATTCATAAACGATACACTTCAACACTCATTCCTTATTTTATGGAAAGAAGATAAGAAAAAATGGGAAGTTGGGTGTGCTTTGTTAAAAATAAACCTGCAAGCTGACACTTATGCTGAAGCAATTCAATCATTAGCAAAAGCTATTTTAGATTACAAGTTATCACATGAATTCTCAGAAGTAATAGAGAACGATAAAGAGGATTACTTAAAATCTAGTAAATAATGTTTTACTTAATCTTAAAAAGCGACACGAAATGTCGCTTTTTAGTTTATCCACAATCCTTTGAATTTGAATTTATTAAATGATGGCTATAAGATCAAACTTGATTCTGTAACTTAATCAAGAGTAACTATTATGGCCTCTAAATCTATAGCTATCGAAAACCAAGACTTCCCCCAAGACAACTTCGCACAAGATTCTTTTGATGAATCTATCCAAGAATCATTTGATGAAGTAACTCAAGAATTAGAAAATGATTTCAGTCAAGATCCTATTTATGACGATATTGCACAGCTTGAAGCACCTGAAGTAGTGAACCAACAGAAAAAGAAAAGGTGATTTATGCGACCCTATTATCTTAAAAATGGCAATAAATATATGCACATAGAGACTGACTTATTTGAAGATTATCAAGACTATTCTGACATCAGTGCTATGTACAATCAGAAATACATTTTTTCAGAAAAGAAAGAAGGTGCTAAAGAGTTTCATACAAAAGATGATGCTGAACGATATTTGACTTTATATCGCCGAAAACTGAAAGGTTTTGTTGCAGTGACTGAATAAACTTATAATTGTGAAAATATTTGCTCAGGAAACACATTATCTCTCAGTTTTAGCGCAGATTTTTGCACATTTTATTTGAAAAATGCAGTTATAAAAACGCTCAAAATCAGAGATGATAATGAGCGTTTGCAATGAATTCTAATTATCGACTGCTGCATATTGTAACTGTCCTGCAACCCGATTGACCCACCCTTTTCCATACTTGGGCCAAGTTGAAAGCTTAGTGTAATAATTCAAACGCTCCGCATTAAACTTCATTAATACGTCATTTAAATCAGTACTATTAATAATTTGCAGTGTGATTGGTCCAATAATGCCATCATCCGCTACACCAATAGCACTTTGAAGCTTACGTTTTGCTGTCGCCATTCCAGCATTGATTGCAAAATCCCACACCTGAAAAACAATAGCAGCATCAATTTTATTGGCATTAAGAGCATCCCACCAATCTCTCTTATAAATCTGTTTTGCTTGATCTAATGTTAAATTCTTAATATCAAGCTGGGGATAAGTCATTGCAGAAATGCCGTATTTAGTACCTTTTAACTGACCTTTTCCTATAATGCCTGTTGTCCAGTTACCACGGTCATCTTTATCGTTTGTAAAATTACCTTCATGCCCAATTAACCGCTCAAAAGCTTGATCAAAAGTTAATTTACTCATTCTTCATTCACCCCTTTTATCTCTTTTTTGACTTCTTTTGCTACTTCAAAAATCGTCGCGTTTTCACGAGAATTGATATAGTTAAAGGTCCAACGAACAATGGCCCAGAAAGGCAAACCGCAACAGAACATGATTCCGCCAATTGCACACATCCCATACCAGTTTGAGGACCAGTCATGTAGACCAAATTTCTGTACAACCAGTGAACCGCCTGCAACACTCCCCACAACCGTTGTCACGAGTGAAACCACCCACTCTTGTCTTGTACGTGGCACACGAGTCATCACGGCCACAAGATAGGCAAAAAACGTCGCAACAGCCAAAATTGTTAAGAGACCGTATATCTTCACCAGTGCTGCTGCACCCACCCCACTACTTACTGGCTCAGCCATTTGTAAGTCACCTAAGTTCTATTTATCTTTATTTTGAGTGATTGGAAAAACTGGGCTTGAATATTGTTCCAATAAAAAAGCCACCTTGGTAAAAGGTGGCTTTTTGCTATTTTTAACTTTAGTAGTTTACTGTGTAGCTGCCTGATAAGTCACTATCAAACTCAATTATGTTTATGGTTCATTACTCAACGGTGCAATCACACACTCAGCACGTTTTAAACGTTTACCGAGTTGTATTGCACGTATGACAAAATCTCCGTCATCTGGAAATTTTTGATTATCCAGATAACCATTTAACTGATTGAACGTATTTCGGGTCACCCCAATACGCCCCCCACGCCCATCTTTTGCTGGTCGATCACTGATACATATCTCATCGTCAGTTAAAGTCAGTAATACGTCCTGTACGCCATCAATAAAGTTGTCAGCGTCAAGGTTGAATAAAACACGCCCAGAACCCATTGCATGACTTAGGTTTTTAACATAACCAAAGCTGTAGGGCTTTGAGTCTGTTACTGTTTTAACTTTTAAACGCTCAGTATCCAGATAATCACCAAAGTGTTCGGTTAAATAGGGTTCAATGCTGTCATCGTTATATGCCAGAATGCACAGATCAACTTTACCTGTTATAGTGAAGTTAAGATTGTGCTCTAAAGTCTTTTTCAATTGCCAGAGCCTGTTATGACAATTAATACAGTATGATATATTCATTATGCCCCACCTTACATTAAATCAGACCGTAAACAAAATGTGACTACATTATCCTGTATTGATAATGTAGGATTTTCTGAATCATTAGAACCAAATTGGGTATCATCTAAAGCTTTTACACGTATCCTATAAGGGAACACGGAATTATTTCTAAAGTACATCTCACCGCCGCATTGTACATATACTTGTAATGCTGGGTAGTCTTCGGAGAGTGCATCTAATAGCCCCCCCAAATGAGGGTAATCATTATTGAGGGGATTGTCTGGATTAGGGTTAAATTCACTATTTATACTGTACGTAGCACCGTTAATATCTATACTTATGGCTGGGTAATTAGAGGACATATAAAAATACACATTAGGTGTAGCCCCCTCACAACTAATCGTGTGAGGGGGTTCAGGATCTACATCTACAACCATTTGCCCGACACGCAACACTTGGACACTTGGCACACCAGTGTCTAAACAATCTTGTACAGCTTGATAATCAATATTTGTTGGCTCATAGCCCAATTGACCGCGAATGTTACCTTGGTGAATGGTCATTGGCTTATCTACTCGACCACGCTTAAATCGACCAACAATTAAGGCTGAGGTTAGCCCTTCTTTAGTTTGTGTTTCGGTCTTGTCTACTGTGCCTTGGCTTTGTATACCAACTGCCTCACCTAAGATCTTTGTTGTGTTCATCTTCTAGCACTCATATTGTTGAAACATTTAATGACTTCATTGCCAAGTTTGAATATTGCATTGTGTCGCTGTGCTTCAGTTTCTATTTCTTTTTTTCGCTCGTCCCAAGCATCTGAAGCGTAATAATCTGCTTCAAAACTTACAGGCAAACTTAACGCATCAAATAATGACATCTTGCAATGGCTTGATAGATTTTGAGCTATACTAAGTAAATGACTTGTCCAGCTCTTTGATGATTCCGATAAAACAGGTAGAGGCACGAAATCGGATAGGCGCGTCATCTGCACCTCTTTGTACTACGAAACCGTCGTTGTTCACACTTAGTTCTAAATGAGTAAAAAGCTGGCTATTAAGCTTTAAGTAATCAAGATAGATCAGATTAAATTCACTCTGAGGAAGCGTTTTTAAATAGCCAAGCCGTTGAGAAAATTGCTGCTTATAAACTTGATCTATAGCATTACGGTCTGGTAATTGCCCCAAGTGTTCATGATTTTCATACTTAATCTGAAATGCTAATAAACAGGCAATCCATTCTGCTGCATTCATACAGTGTGCTTCTAAATACTCTGCTTCACTGCCACTCACCTGGCGTACAGTTACACCGACTTCTGATACTTCATCAATCCAATCAGAATGTTCTTTAAAGCAATTCGAAAAATCAGTATTTGTTGAAAATAAGGTATTCGTCTGATTTTGAACATATTTGATCATCAAGAAATATCGTTCTTGAGCTGTCATCATTAAAGGTAATTGTTGATTCTGCAAAGCCTGAGACAAAAATGCCGTTATTCTTTTCTCATTCAATTTAGGATCAATTGCAGCGACTTTTAACGCCTCATTAAAGCTAATTTCATTTAGCTGATAGGTTTGCCCACCAATAGGGATCGGATCAAAATTTAACATTTACTATCCTTCATTCGACTTTATATAAATTACGAACATCTTTAGCATCCCAAGCTGCACGACTAATCAGACTTAAATTCACGGTTAGGCTGAGTCGATTTCCGTCCTTATCAATAGGTGCAACGATAGGCGCTGATACACTTTGGAGAATAAATGGCATATAAGTTTTGCCGTGTGTGGTGACAGTGATGTAGGGAGGAATTAGCCCTGAAAATAAACCGTCGCTTCCCTCTGAAATTAAATCTGTAAGAACAGTCCCTTGTGATAATTTTGTTGGTAATGACCAAGACTGGAGATACATCAACTTATTCTCCACCTCTGTTCGTGCATCTTTTAAAGCAATAAAAAAAACACTTAAGTTAAGATGAACTGAAGCTGTAGAAAGAAAGACTTGAGTTGTGTTGACTTTATTAAGATTAGTTTTGCCTTCAACACTTTTTGCAAAATCAGCTGATGGTTGAAATCCTTTGCTAATCAGATCAGCTGCTGCATCACCCAAATTGTTACGAATCGCTGTACCAGCAGCGCCACCTGAAGCCAAAGCTTGCCCAGTTTGTAGCGCAGCCATCATCATTGGCATTTTTAATTCAGGATTAGAGTTCTCAAACGGCGTTTGCCATTGGCTTTCAAAACTAATATCCCCATCAGTCAAGAATGCTCGAATAGTCGGCTGTGACAAATCGTAAGAGAAAACTGGTTCTTTAGTTTCTGCATCACGTTCCATCGTGCATAAATTTAACTCAGCAAATTTATGTTTAGACACATAACCCCAGAATGGATCAGCACTATAATCCACGGGTAAAGTTGTCTTATCAGCATTTGCTGCCTGAACACCATTGATGTCATTTGCCATAAAAAAGCCCTATCTTAATAAGGCTATTTTTGATCTATTTGAATAAGTAAAAATAAACAAGTTCCAATCATGCAGCCTGTAAGGTTGCTTCGACTTCTTTAATTTTCTTAATAATCTCAGCTGACTTGTTATAAGCCATTACGACTTCACCAAATTGGTTTACCTCAGCAAACCAGTAGCTTGTTAAAATCTTTTTAATGTAATCAATATTTAATCCATCGCCATTAAAAACATAGTTGCTACGCTCAGTTCGCATATATAGCCCGTAACGTTCAAGCTGCTCATCAATCCGCAATTTCCGCGGTTTAATCTGTGCATCACGAATAAGTTCAAAAAGTTGTTCAGGACTTTCTGCATGTGAGAAATTCATATTTTTTGGATAAGTTGGTGCATCTTCTGGACTTGTATGTCTTTCAATAATCACAATACGAGTATTAACACCGGTTCCAGCATTTCTAAATGTACTTAAAGGTAATGTGATTTCACCAACTTGATAGGCTTCTTTTTCGTTTGCAATCCAACTAGAAAGCTTTTCATCCATTGCACCACGAGGAATGAGTGCCACGATTCGACCACCATCATATAAGTGTTGGAACGCTTTCTGAACATGCTTAATTGCCAAGGAACCAGCATTCCCAAACGGCGGATTCATCACAATTGCATGATACTTGTTATTAGTACCGTGAACCTCAAAACCACTAACAATTACATTCGCACCTGTATTTGCCATTTTTGCACGACTTGCCAATGATTCAGTTGGTTCAATCATGGTCAGGTTGACATCATTAGGCGCAAATCGCCCTATTGCCCCATCGCCTGCGCTTGGTTCAAGTACATCATCGCCCTTATGTACACCTGCCCATTCGAGCATTTTTAAACCTAGCGGTTCAGGCGTTGCATACCACTCTTTACCCTCACGATTATTACGGCTTTCGGTACGCTTCCCTTTTGCATAGTAATAAGTCATCGCTTTGTCGAAAGGAGATAAACGCGCAATACGTGCATTTTCTTCATCGTAAGCTTTACCACCTACGCCATCCATAAGCGAAGGCTCATGATATTCGGCTTCTTCATATGCTTCGATAAGCGCTTGCTTAATACTCACTAAAGCATCTTCGCCCTTGGCTAAGTTATCTACTGTCTCAGCTCGCCCTGCGATAGTTTCAGCAAATGCAGTCCGTTCCCAGTTTGTGCCTGTAGTAAAATAACGCTGAATCGCATTCGAAGCTTGCCCAACTCGATAAATACGCCCTTCAGTTTGACGAAGCTTGGCTGGCTTAATAGGTTGGCCAATGTTGATATTTACCCTTTGATGTGTCCCCGTTGTATCATGCAGTGAGATACCAGTAGAACCTGCATCTGATTGAACAATCAAAATATCAAAACCACTATTATCCTGGTTAAATAGATCAACGTTTTTTTGACGATCTTTCTTAGAAACACGGCCATTAAATAACAATGCATTTGGGAAAGCACGGCGTAGTGTTACTAGTGGAGAATTATAATTACAGTTCAAACGAACTAAATCCGCACGTTCTTGTACAAATACTTGATATTGTGCAGCAGCAACTTCGTTATATTTACCATCATTCGATTTAAACTGATCATCTGAAAAAGCGAATGGTTTAAAACCACCACCATCATTGTAATCATGGAAAATAATTACTTTTCGCCCTAAAGCTAAATTCTTTTTGAAAAATGGAATGCCTTCTTCTGCTTTAATTGCCTCTAGCAACCGTCGGCGCGAAAGATAGTCAAATCGCTTATTCACGAGGCTACTCAAATCAGAGAATCGACTATTCCCATTGGCATCTTTAGCATCCCAAAGGTAATCCAAACCTTCATCAATTTTTTGACCAATGTTAGATTTGATCAATACAAATTTACGGTCATAATCAAATTTTAATTCTAGTTCACGTCCAGCCAATGCCCCAGTAGATTTCAGGCTTTCCGCAAATTGTCTTTCAAAAACACCTTGATCAACACCTCCATCTGGACGAGTCAATTTGTTATATCTCATTCTATAGCCGAAATTAGACATATAGAATCGTTCACGCGCACCGCCTGAATTGTATCCACTAGAAGAATTATTACTAAATTGCAATTCTGGTGAAGTAAAATTGAAAAGGTATCCTTCTGCCCAATCTACTGTTTTGATATAGGAAAATGGTGTTGCAGATAGGAAAACGACTTTTGCACGTTTCCCAGATTGTTCTATCCAATTCTTTTCCCATTCAACCTTATAATCATGGATAAAAGCATTCCAATCCTTGATCATCTCATCACTACGTTCTTCCTCTGGTAATGCATAAGGATCTCGCTCAGAAAACCGCATCTTTGCCCAAGTGTAGAAACCTGCATGATGCCCAGATAAAGCCCTTAAGTTATCTAATGCAGTGGTTACTTCACCGTCCGCGCTTTGCATTAAGGTATGTGCTTCATCAACAATGATAAGGTCCCAATCTTTCTTACCTAAAGATTTATTTTGACCAAAGTTTGCATATGTTGTGACAACAACATTTGAATTACTACCATTGTCTTGAATGCTTGATAATTGATGTATATCAATATTTAAAGGCTTACCTGACTTCACAAAGTCACGAGCAATTTTGTCGCTTAAAGTAATAATTAGAATATTTTGAGCACCAGAATTTAAGAATCGTTTGACGGTTCCCAAACCAGTGAAGGTTTTCCCAGTGCCTGTACCATTTGTAAATAACATGCCGTTGCCATTATCAATGATTAAGCGTTTTTCAGCTTTGACAATATCATCACATTGTTCGGGTAACAGATAAGGTAATGCTTCACTGATATTTTCAGGATCTCCCCATTCTGTAGGTGTTCCCTCTGCCTCAGCTTGTAATTTGGCTTTACCTTCTAACTCAACTCTAACTGACTTAGCAGATTGAATAATTGATTTATTTCGCTTGTCTCTAGTAGGTGATCCTGAGTTAAAAATCGCACGGCTTCCGCTGCTGTCATCCCCTGCAAGACTGGTTGGACCTCTCCCATCAGAAGCTTCATTTCCTCTATTTCCTGCGCTAAGTAAACCTGCATCATTATTTTCTGATAGGCCAATACTACCGTTTCGGTATAGCCCTTGCTCAATAGAAGCTGTTCCTGTTGTTGAAGGCGTTGCTCCATCTGCATTTGATTCAGACTGAGGAATTGCTGATCTTCCTGATCCGCGACGAAGTTCGCTAAGTTGTGCCAAATCTGAATCGGTATCTGTAACATTAGAGAAAACCTCTTTAATTAATTGCTGATCATCTGTAAGTAATGAATCTGGTAATTCGAGAATATGCTTTGCACGGATTAATGTGTGTTGGTTATAAATAAAGGCATAAGGATCGTATTCTTTTGCTGTTTTGACAGGTACACCAGCTAAAGAAATTACAAGTAACGACTTCCCTTTTTTGGTGATGTATTCGACAAGCTCTTGCTCACAAACATAATAAGCAATTGCTTGATTTAGTTTAGCAATTGGTTCATTGGCCGTTTGTTTAACGATATAAGCTTGTAAATTAGAGTCTAGTTTTTGGACTGAGTCATTTAAAACATAGTCTGCAACTTGACCTAGATATTGATTATCTTTATCTGTTTCTGCCAAAGATAAGATTTTTTTTGCTTCGCCTAAATCAATTTCAATTTCACCCGAAATGATTCTTTTAAAGTAAACGGTTATTTCATCTATGCTTTGTAACGTTTGAATTAATTGATCTAGCGAACTAAGAACATTTGATGATTTTAAGGCAAAGTTATTTTCAAATATGGACATACAACCCTCAACATGGGATTTTTTAACGTCCTCATGTTAAAGGCTGTGAAGTGTATGATTTTTATAACGTTCCAATTATAAATTTTGGTACAAGACTTCTAAAACTGGATTAGAAATATCATCAAAACTATTGACTAGACTTTTCTCTAATTCATCTAAAATAAGTGCAGCTAAGGCAACAGGATCAACTTTCGAACCAGCTTGCTTAATAGCATTTTGAATAATTGATTTAGATATATCCTTACTATCAAAAATAATTGCTGGAATAAATCTTTCATGTCTTTGCTTAGCCAACATAATTCGATCTAAACCAATGACAAGATGATATTTCCCATGTGTTTCAAGCACTACAATCGGGTCCTCTTTGTCAATTTTACTTTCAACTATCTTAGGTGCATTTTCAATGATTACTTGATCTATAGGGATGTGATCATAGCTTCCATCTCTAGCCCACGAATCGAACTCTGACCAAGTATGTTGAATCTTCTTTAACAAATCAGCCATAGATATTTTCTTGATGCCTCCAAAGCCCTGCCAGCTTTTCTCATAATTTGAAAGATAAATTTCTTTGGCTTCTTCTTCTGTTTCAGCACCAATAATGACTTTTTGCTCATCGAACTGCCCGTTAATATCTACCTGTTTGATGATATAGGCGCATTTAGGTTCAACGGCCAAATGATTTTTCACAAAAACATCAATTTCATCACCATCTGCACCAGTAGTATTTTTAATAAAACCATAGTGATGCTTCATCGTGATTTGCCATTCATTCCCGTTAGGGTCAGTTCCTGAACGGATTGAACCTGCTGGATTCTCAATAGCAATTTTTAAATCGCCAATCGATAAATGCCCTTTTTGATATTCACCAGATTGCTTTTGTTCTGCTGTTGGAAAGTCTAAATCATTATGAGGTGATGTAGCTGCAGCATGTGCTTTTTCATCTATTGATGTAAGTGAATCAATAGAATCAAACATGCTCAGATTGGCATTATCGCCATAATTATCTTCAATCACATTCACGGCGTAATTGATTGCATCTTTGATGCTGACAGGTTCAGGCTCCCCGAAAAGCCCCATGTTTTGCCCATCAATCGCTTGTTTTTCTGCAAACGCTGCCATTGCTTTGAAAAGCAAACTCATCTTTTTAGCACTGCGACTATTCTTAGATAAGAATACTGCAAGCTCTGGCACACCTTCGCCCAGATCACCAAATAAACCCTGTTGTTTTACAAATTCAACGATATCTTGATCATTTTGCTTTGCTGCCAAGATCGTATTCGCTGCATCAATAATTGCATTTGTCACACGCTTATCAAGTGCTTGCTCTATACCATCAACAATTGAGCTTGATACATCTTGTACATCACCACGGCTGACGGCTTGTGCTTCAATAAATTTTGGAGCTGCTGCACCTAATGCATTTAGCATATTTTGCAAATCTGGCTTCGTTTGGTCTGCCATCATTTCAAGAAGTCGGTCATCATTATAAGCTTTGCTGAATATTGCAGCTTTCATACGTGTGACTAATGCTTGTGTTGGCTTTCCATCTGTCCCGATATATTGAGCTGCTTCCGTTTCACCTAAAGACTTTAAAAATCCTTGGATAAACTTCTGATTACTTGCAGTGATTAGGTCGCCATCTTCACCAGGTGTAAACAATGACAATAGGTTCTCATCTAATCGTCTTGCATCTGTTTTTGCTCGTTCAGTCGCACTAAAGGACAACTTATCATCTTGATTGGCTTCTACTGTAAATTGAACACGATCAACTTCTGAGGTACGAATACGCACAAGGATAGGCTGTTTAAATTGGTTTATTTGATCTGCACTAAAGCCAAAATATTCTGCTTCATCAATCAACCATTCTTTGTATTCATCAGCATTTCCGCGCTCATATGCAAGCTGGATTGCCATAGTACGGCCATTGCCAGACTCAACCACCAAATCATCACCAATGATAGGCGCACCAGTATCTGCACGACCTGAACGTCCCAAGCTTTCAGGATCTAAGGTATTTGAAGTTTTTTGCACCCACGCTTGGGAAGATTCTCGACTACGATCACGCGGTTGTAACTCTTGCGGATAATTAGGGTTCTCGGCACCAGTAGCGGTATGTGATGCAATCACTTGATCAGCCTCCAATACTGCAAACAAAGTGGACACCTTGGTTCCCTTTGCTGTTTTTACGTTGTTGCTACGGCCTTTTAATACCTTGTTTTCACCACCATGCAAATTTTGTAATACAGCAATCATTGAATCGATTTTATCTAATACCCACTGACCATCTTCATCAATGCTGTCGAATCCATCAACACCATCAAATGCCCCTTGTTCATAATCTACCTGAAACTCGTTCCTGATCCTTAATAAATCCTCATGGTCTAAAGGTTTATCATTTTCATTTGGGTTATTTTTAAATTCTTCTAACTTATGATGCACAGCCCAGCTCAGCACATCCAACTTCTTTCGACCCTTTTGATCATATAGATAAATATTAGTTCTTTGCTCCTTGGGAATGAAATGTTCTTTCTGCGTTTTTAAGGTGAGAATTTCCAATTGTTCAAATGTCAGATTTCTTGCCATTTCTATAGCTTTCCAGCCATACACTTTAATTTTCTTTGATTTTTGCTCAATATTGACATTCAAGGCATCATGCAGTACATTTAATAAACGGTCACGTCCACCACTTTCACCGAAACGTGTAAGCGATTTATCGCCCAGATGCTCGGTCTGGTTGGATGTGGCCGTATTTGTTTCTATTGCCACTGCTTGTGTGTAATATCTAGGGGCTTCTCCTTTAATTTCATAGTATTTTCTTAGCCGAATAACAATATAGCATCTCTGCCCATCAACTACGATTGGTGCCGCTAGAATAATATTTTCAATAGGTTTTCCTGTGTCATCTTTAGTAATACTAATCACTCTCGCTTTTTTAATGACATGAGGTAAAACTGGCAGTGCTTGTACATCAATAGGTCTTGGCTTGTGGCTCATGGCTGATTTAATACCAGCTGGAGCAATAATAACCATCCCTAATTGATCATTCTCAAATTCCGTCGAATGTTTATTTTTCTCCAGCCAATCTTTAAACCAATTGATAGCTGATTTAATAAATCGCCCTTGCTCATCAGGCTTAATCTGACCAGATTGAACAGAAGCTACAGACTCCCCTGACAGAAATTTGAAATTCTCTTTTTGGTATTCTGTAATAAGATTCGACATCTCATCCAAAGCAGTTAAAACCCCTGCCTCACTTGTCACATTCTTGACTTTGCTCATTTCACACACAAAAAAATAGCCCAATTAAGGACTATTTTCTTTGTATGTACAGTTGCTAAGACTGTGCTGTTCCAACCAGTTCATTCACTTGATTAATTAGGATATTAACTGCATCAATCAGCAGAGGATCATTGAGATTCTTTTCCGCTTCACTACGAACATTTTGTAGTAGTTCAATGGATACTTTAACGTCACCATCAATAATAGACTGAAATAATTTATTGACTGATTGATTCGCCTGTCCGCCAAGTAACTCAATCAATTCTCGCAATCGTTTTGTACTTTGAAGTTTTTCCATCCCCTTAAGATTCGGGATCTGTTCAAGTAAAGCACGTAGTTCTTTCGTGAGCTTTAATTTTTCTAAGGCATTCATGTATTGCTATTCCTTAATTGACTGAAGCAGCTTGATTGACTTGATACATTGAATAAGCTGAAACTGCCTGTTCAAATAGATCATTTGTTTCAGGTGTTAAGCGACTGCCAATTGATTCTAGTTGACCTTCAACTTCACTAGCTTTAGAAAAATCAACCTCACCCTTAATGACTTTATTCAGATAGTCTGCATCATCATTATTGCTATTAGCATTTGTATTATCATCTGTAGGTAACATTGCAGGTAAAGCAGCAAATGCTGGGTATTTGGCAATCATTTCTTCAATTGTTTTAAAGAAGCGTGGTGCCCCATAGCCATTGTTCCATGCACGAGATGAGGCATTGTTTGCTGAAACTTCCCATTCACCATTTGTATTGATATGGGCCGTCCAATCATCAAGCTTCTTATCGTTTTTAAATGCTTTGTAATACCCATTGCCTAAATCCTCAATTGGTGGATAGGTCTTGGCTTTTGATGAATCCTCACTTAAACCTTTGTTCCAGCGCTCGATTGTTTGTTCTACGATGACAATCATTCGTTCAATTGAAGCTTTTAATCCATTCGCCAATGCAACTTTTCCAAATGGTCGTTCTAATAGATTCTTTGCATCTGTAAGCGCTTCGCTAATACCAGCTGGATAATTCTGGTTATAGAATTCTTCCGTGGTACCACCAGTCAACCAACGATGACGAATATCTAAAGCATCATAAATTTGACGAGCTTCTGCTTTGGTCACAGCTTTTGTATTTGCAGATTGTTCAGTATTTCCCACTGCACTAGTATCAGTATTTGCTACTTGACCATTATTTTGCTTATTTAAGCCATCAATTTGATCAAGTAGCCCCTGAATTTCTGAAGATAAAGCGGTCTTTTGATTTTGCTTGTCTGCAATACGTTGTTCGGTATCAGCTAAAGTTTGCGCACTTTCAGCTTTCTTAGCTTGAGTCCGTTTAAACCGTGCACTGTTCTGATTAATCAATTTAACAACACGTCCAGCTAGTACAGGTAATGCAATACCTTCACCTTGGTTGGGCTGAATCACGCCTGTTACATCACGCTTATTCATAAGAATCTTCCAAGACAATAACGTGTCTTGTGGCGAAATCCGCTTTGCGTCACGATCAGGATTATGAAATAAAATCGTAATCGTTTGGCCATCTTCGAAATCATATGAAACGGCGACATTCAGCACTTTTTTGTGTCGAAATGGCTTTTCACTACGATCTACATTCAGAACTTTTACACCGCCTTTTGATGCTGTCTGCATTGCTGTATGCAGCATATCCATTAACTTATCGAGATATTGATACTCAACAATGATTGAATCGAAATCAGGGTGTTCAACACCGATTGATTCAAGCAAATTGGCTAAACCATCAAAACAAGATAATAGTTCAGTATTGTCATCATGAAGTTGCATGTCTAATAGTAGATTTGCTGTTTTTCCTTCATGTGTTGTTAGTTCGATACCGTCCCATCCTGGTAATACAGCACATGGAATATCTTGCAATGCGACTAAATGATCTCGATGAATAAGTTGCTTATGCTTATGAAATTGTGGTGTTGCTAAATGTCGCAATAGACCGTTGGTATTGGTTTCAATTACATCATCTTCAATGGCATCAAACATACGCCCAAACTGCATTTGTGCTAATGCACTGGCATGATCATTATCAACAGCACCCAAAACGGCAACTGAATCAAAGGCTGCAATGCTATTGATTGAACCCTTCAAATTTACAATACGCCACTGATCTTCTTCCGTTGCTGATTCTGTCAAAATCGCATTAAGTTGACGGCATTGCCCTTTGACTACTCCAATTGAACAAGCACCACTATTCACAGAATCAAAACCCTGTACTAAACGACTGGTATGTGGTTCATGTAATAAAGTAAATATGTCGATATTTCGCATTGAAAAAATGCCTCAATATTTTTCTGATTGAGATAATTTTTGCACTTAAATAAATGATTCTTCTTGAGCTGTTCCAATCATTTCAACATTGGAAACATCTTTATAAAATTCAACGTGACGATACCAATACCATTTCGGTTTGTAGCATCTAAAGGAATACTTCCTGTCTGCAAAGCAACTAAATGCTGTACTTTAAATACCTTGGTTGAATAGCTATGCTTGTCATAGATATAAATCGTCATACGCATAAGATAGTCATTCGGTAAAGCTTGGGTCCCTCCATCCTTTCCATTTGGAAACATAATCTCCTTAATAGCCAAAGCACTATTTAGAATTGCAGCATTCCGCGTCTCAATAAAGGGAATTGATATTTCTCCTGAACCATTTCCAGTGATGTGATTGAGTTGAAATGCGCCTACTTGTACACTATCTGTTTGAGCATCTAAAACGGATAAATCCAAGCTCTGGCAAAGCCATGGTAACTGAGGATTATTATTTAATATCAAATTCGATTTTTCTTTTGCAGCAGATGGTAATGAATAATTCTGATTTTTTATGTAATTATCTATCCTCCTCTTGGTCGGATTCTTTAGATCAAAAGATTTGATCAAACTTATTTGAGATTGTGCAAGAGCACCGTTTTTGTCAAACGGTTCCATTAAAACGCCAAAGTGAATTGTTGATAAAGTACCAAGCGCATATATATCATCATAATAAGACTTTGCCGTAGCAATAGGCATCCCTGACCACATGCCTGTAGTTTCAGCTTTCATCGATATAGTCTCCATAATATAAGTGCCATCACTTTTCTGACCTATAGAGCGTGGTTCATCTTCCATTTTATTGCTCACTCCCTGTATTCAGACGAGATTTCGCAATATCAGCTGCTATTCGACATGAATCGTCATAGTTAAAACCAGCATCTTTTTCTAAAATATATTGCATCGTTTCCTCACTTAAATCGGATTCTTTGAGTGAGTTAATGACTTGAATTTTAAGCAAGGATGTATTCATCTGAGTTTGTTTATTAGTATTTTCTTCTGTCACAGCTGCTGACTGGGTACTAGAAAACTCAATTTGCCAAGGATAATCTAATTCGCCTGCTTCAAATTGCTCGTTATAACAATAACCCCAATCGATATGCATGAGATCATTTACAAGTTGAACAACAGATTGTCTGATGTACATGGAACGGCGCATAATCTGACTTGAAGTATGAAATGCATTCCCGTCACCAATACCACCAGAAAGCATATCAGCCCAGCCCACCATTGAAGGATCAAGGCCAATACCGCCCATAAGTAGACGGACATTGATCATAAAGGTTTCGATATTTACTGGAGAATTACGTTGGCCTTTAATATCCCCCACAGGATTAAGAATCTGCTTTTCATCCCATGTCGGTAAAACATGATATTTCGTATTCCATATGCCCTCACCGCCTTCCATTGCATTTTTTACGAACTTCTCATGATCTTTTAGCATTCCCTCAAGACCACGGATATAAGCATCACGTTGTGCTGGAGGCATACCAGCCATGTTCAGCGTCAAAAACATTTGATTGACTGCATCAGCAACTTGCTGACTGTTCATCGTGGTTAAGGCAAGGATGACATCATCATAGGTTTTCTCAATTGCAATCAAAAATGAACCACCAACTTGTGCTGGCAAAATCGGTAGTTCGTTAGGATCGTCACCCTCAAGCATTTGAGAAATTAAACTTGCCTCAACTGGATCAAATTGCGGTACATTTTGAATCCGTGGCAACTTCATCCGAACCATCTGTGTGTGATTCAACTTAGTCATGACTTTGGACCAGTTTTTTGGATTCAGTGCAAAGTAAGCGACTGTCTTACTACCTTGCTCAAATGCCTGTATTTGTGGCGCATAAGTATATTCATTACTAAGTAAGTCAGTAACGCCTACTCCCTTTTTACCATATACACGGGCATATGCATCCCCAAAGGAAATACCTTCAGAACATAGCTTCGTGATGTATTTATTTATGATAGTTTCTATTGGTTTGATACGCTTTTGTAGTTTTTCTAATTGCGCTTTTTCAGTTTTGCCTATTTCCCCACGCAATCGCTCTGTTGGCGTAATAAAGATTTGTTGGCCCGTATGTGTATCACCGCCAAGTGCAGCCATGACATGAATACCAATGCCCTCTGCTACGGGAGCGAACTTTAGCATTTGCTCCCACTTGGTCAGAATTTCTTTACGTATTCTTTTCTTGTTTTCCTGTGTTGTATGTGTCCCAAGCGAAAAAGGCGCAACGGAATCATACATTTGCGCCATGACTTCTTGGTTAGCATCAACCACTTGCTGAGGGATGCTATTCGCATTTGTTCCCAACAACAAAGAAAGGATGTCTGAAGCAGCCATAATTAAGCCAAAATATCTAAAGATTAGAGTAATTTTGGCGAATATTGCTTGCTCAAATTATAGAGAGTTCCAAAATGTAAGAAGCCCTGCTTACGCAAGGCTTTAAAACTTAGCAAATTTATCTTGCAAGATATTGACGACGCTGATTATATGGTAGCAGCCACTCATAATCTTGTACTGCATGTTTAAGATCATCTTTTTTACGTTGATCAACAAAACCCCATGCAATAGATGCACCATCTTTAAAATGATCATGTACTGCTGCCGCCATCGTGGGGCTAATCACCCTAATGCTATCGCCAAATGTACGCCACCATTCACGCACCCAAATCATATGAGTTGCTAAAGCATGTAAATTTTGCAATTTATCTTCGCTAAGGCGATTTTTATCCGAATTACTATACAAAGCAATTAAGCGGTGAACATATTCCACAGCAACAGGAATAGCATCGTATGGAATATCTTCAATGTGATCTACGTTAAAGCGTTGATGTACGAGTTTGTAAGCATCGCTGTAGTTCAAATGCTTGGTCTTAGCAACGAGTAGATTTACGGCGTTAGTAAGTGGTTCACGTTCTGATTTATGGGTTTTGGCTAGAATCTCCTTGCGTACAAAATAGCAATCCTCTAGTTGTTCGAATACTTCCCAAGCTTGGTCAGTGTCAAGCATCTTAGCATGACGAGCTGCACCGCGTTCTGTCCATAGGATTAGAGAGCGAACCTTGTTTGAAATTGCAGGAAAATTTGTGACTAGTTTTAAACTAGTCACAAAATCCTTTAGTTCTTGACCAGCAATTTTAAAAAAATGCTTACCCTCAATAAAACGCTGTTTGTTCTCATGTTGGTTTTGCTGAATGCGAATAGGCTCTGTTCCATAGAATTCAGCCAACATTGCTGTAGTCACAACTGGAATAGATTTGAAATTAACGATTGATACTTGAGTATCATTGATTTGTGTTAGACTTGTCATGTCAATATTCCTTACTGTGGTGTGTTGATAGAAGCCCCAATATCCGTCGAAAGTTGTTGGGGTTTTTCTATATCCCTGCTAGGGATGTTTTATAATTTATTCTTATAAAAATATATTGTCAATCCCTGCTGGGGATATTATTATAAATAAAATTTATTTGAGTGCAGGAACATGGGTAGAAACTTAGGTGTCGAATACAAAATGCGCATGACGCAAGATCTCAAAGAAAAGATTGTTGAGTCCGCTAAAGAACATAACCGTTCTATGAATGCTGACATTGTGGCTCGCCTTGAGAAAAGTTTTGCAGAAAATCCACAACAAGAACCAAAGAGAACCCCTCAAGTTTATTCAGACTTCATTCACGATCAAATTGGTATTAGTGATCAAGCTATAGAAAAAATTGCAGATAAACTCGCTGAAAGGCTAAATCAAAAATAATCATCTTGCTAATTTATAGGTTTTAACCTATATTTGACTCATGTAGCAAGGATTAGACTATGTGGACTGTTCTATTTGAACAACCTTTTGAAACGTGGTTCTTGGAACTCTCGACTGAGGAAAAGATCGACATACTCGCAAGCATTAAGGTGCTTGAAGAATATGGCCCACAGTTATCACGCCCTCATGTAGATACTTTAAAAGGTAGTCAATTAAAGAATCTAAAAGAGTTGCGAGTACAACATGCTGGCGACCCTTACCGCATCTTGTTTATATTTGACCCATTGCGTCAAGCGGTACTGCTATGTGGTGGCAATAAAACAGGTGATAAGCGCTTTTATGATCGTATGATTCCAATAGCAGAAAAGAGTTATCAGCAATATTTAAAGGAGTTGAAAAATGGCTAAACCTATCAGCGAATTAATGAATACACTTTCCAAAGCTGACCAAGCTATTGTTGGGGCTAAAGCTGCTGAAATGATTACAGCACTGCGTTTAGCCAAATTGCGCAAGCAGCTTGGTTTCACACAAGCTCAAGTAGCAGGCGCAATGCACATTAAGCAACCAACTGTTGCACAGATGGAAAAACGTGCAGACATTCAGCTTTCAACACTGCGCCAATATGTGCAAGTGCTTGGAGCTAATCTTGAAATCAACGCTACACTTCCTGATGGCTCTCGCATTAATTTAACAAATTGACATACTCCCACCACCAAGCTTAGAGCTATGGTGGGGGAATCTTTGCGACCCATGCAATCTTAGAGATTACACCTTTCGATACCGCACTGCGCTGACAGTATGTGGGCGAACTATCTAGTTAAGTATAGTGTTCCAACAAAATTAAGGTACAGTCGGTACTTCTGGCAGACTAACTTCAGGCAAATTAATCGCTGGAATATTCACAGAACAATTAGTAATTGAATTCATCTTATCAATGATAGTGGCTTGCAATTGCTGAATTTTAGCTATTAATTGAGTGATTTGGGCTGCACATTTTAAATATGGCTGGTACATTGGTGACAAAACCAATTCAATATATTTTTGAATCCACGTAATAACTTTTGCAAGGTTGTTCGGGATTTCTAATAATTCCTGAATCGCCCCAACTATTTCTAATTCATCGGTCAAGGCTTGCAATTGATCACCTAAAGCATTCATCACGGTATCCACCGCCTTTTGAAGATCTTCGCAAGTCTGCACAGCATTGATATGATCTTCTAATGATTGAAGATATTGAACATTTAATTCACTCATACATCACCTTTAAAATTTTATGAAATTTGAATCACAATGCCATCTGCTATGGTTAGCGTTTTCCCAAATACATTTGAAAATACGCCTGTTGCACCAGAACCAACGATGACGTTTCCAGTGACTTGCTCGTTGCCAGTAATCTTCGTTTCACCTTTTAACTCAATAGAAGGCGCTTCAATCGTTGCCTTGCTACGTGCTAAAAGCTCGATATTCTCTTGTCGTATACGGCGTGTATCGACCACCGCACCTTTGCTATGACTGCTATAGAATGCGATGACAGGACGCGATTGCTCATTATTTTCAAAGAAGATATAGACATCCTCTCCCTCTAAAATTTCGCGCTCAGTATCTTTATCGCTATCTCCAACAGGATAAGCAAAAGTTGCTGTTAAGCCCGTACTTGCGCCATCCGTAAGACCGGGTATGTGAATCTTTGCAGTTCTGTTTTGCGCATCGTAACTGAGGATTTTTGCTTTTTTAAAACCATTCATCACTGCACCTATAAACTTGCTAACCAAAGCTTTGAGGTTGAACCAACATTGCCACCAATAGCACCTGTTTCTACTTCATGAGCTGCTGTCAAAATCACATATTTCTTATGTTCTACTTCGACTATATCGCCAGCGTTTACTTCAAGACTTAACGAACGATGAACCACGCCACGCGGAATTAGTACCTTTTCCAGATTCTTTAACTGTCGTGCATCAAGACCCGCTTTTTGAATAACAGATTGTCCTTTTGTCGTCGTATCGTCCCCAATAACCGTCGAACCATCTTGATCAACTGAGACATAAGAGGATTTTTGAAACTTCTCAATTTGATCGCTGTTAAACCATTGGATTTCACTAGGATCTAATTTCAGAACGGCTTCTTGTTTAAAAAGCGCATCGAGTTTTAAAATACAAATCTTTGTTTCTTTGAAACAAATCACCGCAGCTTCTTGTTGTAAATAAAGTGCTATACGCTCTGAAATCAAGGTACCGTTGAGACAAATAAATTCAGGTAAAGGTATATCATCACCCAAGCGGATATTAGAGGCACCACACGCACGATATGCAGCATTAAAAGAAGTCTGCTGCAAAATCACAGCCTTTTTCGCTTGCTCCAGTATCTTTTTACAACCTTTGAACACGGCGATGCATGAAATAGCCCCGATTCGGGAATTGTCTTTAATCGTTTGCGATTTAACAGGATGTGAGTAAACGATCTCAAATGGATATGGAATATCATTCACGATGATTTCAGCCCCATCCACCAATTGATCATTAAGCTCTTTTGTATATTTGACTGAAAACTCGATACTGACAGGCACAGGAACAAGATCCGTTCTTAATGTTGCAATCATCAACTCAGACGCAGAAATGATTTTATTAGTTGCCAATATCGCAATTCGCATCAATTGCCCCCTAAAGTTTTAAAACTAAAAGGAGGCTCCACAAAAGCATTTTTAGGCATTAACTCTTTTGCTTGATTATATGCTTGTTCAGCTTCACTCACTGACATGCCAAAGCCGTCACCGCCCATACTTCTTGAAGCTTCGACAAGTTGCGCTTGAATCAAGTCACAGTTTGCACTTAGACATGGTTCAATAATGCCCCACTCAAAACCTTCAAGAACAATGTTTTTATCAACCGTGATAATACTGGTTGAACCACGTTGACAGGTCAGCTTTTCCCAACCTGCATAACGCTTGGTTTCTTCAATCAAAGCATTTGTGACATCTTCAACAAGAAGTGAATAACCTTTCATCTGTAATTTTTGATAAAAAGTCGTTGCTAGTGCTTCGATAGAACCAGCAATCACTTTTGGATAAAGAGAGCCATCATCAGGTAACAATTGCATAGCAGTTACCCAAATAAAGAACCAATTTGTCGTGCTACACCAGTCGCTGAACGAGCTAAGTTTGTTGCTGACTGTGCAGCGTTTACGACATTCTGAACACGGTTAATTAGACCTTCGATACCAGCGACTCCACGCTGACCAGGTAATACTGTGCCATTACTCCCAATTTTTGCGAAGCCACCAAAGAAAGTGAAATCTATCGGACATGAAACGGTCATTACTTGAGATCGGCTATCTGTATCGAATTCAGCCATTTCAAATCGAATTGCACAACTTTCTAAAGCATAGGCATGGGTGAAACTAGCGACATGCCCATCATAGTAATCGCAATCAATAATTCCCTTATTTGCGACAATATATTCAGCAAAAAGTTGATCATGCCCTGCTTCAGTCACCAGTAATTGTAAGTTCCCTGTGTAATGTGTTTTGGGAGGGCCAGCCACAATCCCCGTATAGCCACCCGGATATTGGACTTCCGCTGGATCTTCATTACTAATAATTGGACGTGGACAGCTTTTAATTAGAAAGCGGTAATCTTCCAAACCTCGGGGAACTAACATGCCTTGGCATGACAAAATTGGCGAACCTAGTTGCTGAATTGCTATCGAATCTGCCTTCATCTGATTTAAAAGCATTGGATTGACTTGACGCATCGTTATTCTCAAATCTTATTGGATATAAGTATTTTGATCACTTGAACCAAGACTAATTCCTCATTGTTCCAAATAGAAAAAGGCTGCATATTCGCAGCCTTTTTTAATCTATATCGTATTGGTTATTTATATAAACCAATCTTTTTACCTTTGAGTAGCGACTTCATACGTTTACGCAATGAATTAGCTGAACGTGCTTTTAAACTCGCTTTCTTTAGTCCAGCTTTTTGGTCACTTGAAAGACGGATACGTTGACCTGGTAAACGCTTATTCACGATCTTTTTAACACCGTTACGAATTGCTGCAATTGCCTTGTATCGTACTTTACGGCCACCTACACTTTTCGTCGTCATCTGACCACGAGAAAGCTTTTTCTTACCACTAACCGAGTCAAATCCTTCTTCTTCATCTGGTTCACCATAGATAAACTCACGTACTAATTCATCTAATGGATCACCCTCATCAGGCATATTGGCAATTACTGTACTTGCAGCTGCTTCAATTGCAGCATCAGCAGCTTCAATATTATCGCTAAAGATTTCAGCAATCACTGAGTCATCAACACCGAAACTTGAAAGTGCATCATCGATAGAAGCAACTAATGCATTTTCCAACGTACCATTTTCATCATCTGCACCATCTAAGGCATCCAGAATAAGAAAATCAAGACGGTCAGTCGGCAATTCATTGTCATCTAAAGTGTTGTCTATAACCGCATCAACTAGATCAGATACGATATTCAAAGCCATTTCTCGAACGTGCTCAATAAATGAAAGTTCTTCACGAATTGAACTAGTCAATGTATTCACGCTACTTGTAATTCCAGCTGCAGCAGAATCAAATTCACGTAATACATTTTGTTGTGGTTTTTGGTTAAACGGATTTTTTGCGCCAAACATTGTTATCACCTATTTATTTAACTAATACATCTTCATCAAAGATCACAGCACGGGTCGCACCTTCTGGACGGCGTGCCAAATACAAACGAACCCGTTCAAATGGATAATCTTGATCTGGAATTAAGCTGAATGCGAAAGGTTTACCATTCAAATCTTCAGCAGGTTTTAACCAGCCCGAAGTCGCAGCGTCAGACAAGTATTTGTCTATTTCCTTACTCGCTTTTTCTAAATAATCTTCAGTTGGTTTCAACATATGATTTTTTAGAATATCGACTACATCATTTTTGGTGCGCATAGCAATTTCAGCAGCATTCACCAAGCGCAATGCACTATTTTTACTTTGACGCTGAGTAAGAACATCACTTAAGACATACATGACACGTTCAAACTTAATTGGACGAACGACATTCACTTTTGCTTGAGCAAGCATTTCCAATGTTGGTTCATCGAGTACAACATCTGGACGAAGCTCTAAAGCCTTTTTCTTAAATGGATAGTCTTTCCAAGCGACGGCATAATGAATAGGTGCAAAACCTTGAGCATTCGTTCGAGCATTACGCAGTAGCTTGTCACCAATGTATTGACCAATGTACCGAGCTGGAATTTTACGCCCCCGTAATGAGATGGCATCTCGTGGACGGCATATATTCGGCGACCAAATCAATTGAACTTGATGTGTTTGAGCATCCAAACTTTCAGCAAATTGAGCGACTTGTTCCACTGTCATAGTTGAGTCAACCTCAACATCGAGTGGAATATTTAATTTTTCTGCCACACGCAATAAGGCCACGTAGACATCAATTTCAATAACAGTTGGTAATGCCAAATAAGCTGGCTTATCCACTAAATTGGTAATCAGTGTATAAGTTTGATCAGCGTTAAAAGTGTCAGGTTCTTCATCTGGTAACGATAGAGTCTCTGTCTTTCGCCCTAAACTATTCACTGGATTGAATGCAGTACTCAATAAAATTGCACTTAAAGCATCATTGATATGCAATTCAAATCGTTCAAATTCTTCAGTCGCGTCTGCAACCGCAATAATCGTTGCTGGATTTTCAGGATCTCCATCAACGCTACCCTGAATTTTAATCACTTCATCACCAGTGGTTGAATCGATGATTCGCAACCGCATGGTGATGTCTAATAGTGAAGTCGGCGTAGTGACTTTACTAAAAAATGCGACTTCAATATCTGTATCTTTTAGATAACTATAGGTATCAAAAAACAAGCTTAATACCGCAGCGCCATTGCCACCCAGTATCAAAGCTCCATTACTGGTTAATTTTAAATTTGTCATAATGGCTCCTCTAAAGTTGGCCCGACACGTAAAACTTGGACACTAGGTACACCTGTGTCTAAGCAATCCTGTACAGCTTGATAATCAATATTTGTTGGCTCATAGCCCAATTGACCACGAATATTGCCTTGATGAATGGTCATTGGCTTATCCACTCGACCACGCTTAAATCGTCCAACAATCAAGGCTGAGGTTAGCCCTTCTTTAGTTTGTGTTTCGGTCTTGTCTACTGTGCCTTGGCTTTGTATGCCAACAGCCTCACCTAAGATCTTTGTTGTATTCACTTTGTTTGCTCTTGGCTAACGTTTTAGTTATTTTGCGCTTTACCAAAATTCAGATTTTTGAATGTTCCAATAAAAAAACTCTGCATAAGCAGAGTTTTTTAAATACATAGTTATGATTGTGCCTGTTGATTATGTTTTTCAATTAAAAACGGCACATCGAAAACTGAATCACTACTTTCGAATTCAACTTCAAGCCATATTCGTTTGTATAAAATACCATTTCCATCAACAAATAAGGTACCTAATACTTGTTGATTGCTGTTATCTCTTACAGTAATTTCAACCTGAGTTTCTGTAACTAACTTCATAGAAATTTGATATTCATCAGGAAGTGACGACGTATCAATAATTTCTTGTGGAGCACCTCTAAATTTAAATAATTGAATAACCTGTTGCTCAGGACGCTCGAATAAAGCAGCAGAATATTCACTCCAAGTTCCAGAACGTACACCGCTGTCAATTACGGCGATTAAACTCTTACAAGTGGATGGTTTGATAATGAAAAGATGTTCATCCCCTACGTTTATATCCTTTTCAGCAAAAAAAGCTGGTCTTGATTGAACAGGGAAAATACCCTTTTTTTCAATTGATCCACCTGTATAAGTCAACACCCCATTTGAAATCGCGCAGTTGGTCAATGTCCATTGAGCATTTTGCTCATTCACAATAACGTCTGAGCTCGTGACTGCTTCTTGTTGTTTAAGTTCATTGAGCTGGACAATATTGTTTTGAATTTGCTGAAATGCAACTTCTCCATGCACCCGAACAACGGTTTCAGTCGTAATCTCTAAACCTGTAAGCGGTTCTACAATTTTAAAACTGGTGTTGTTATTGATTGTGATATCTCGAATTGTTGGTTCATCGCCCAAAGCTTCAAGAATCGGATTTGTACCATTGAACTCAGTCATTGCTTAAGACCTCTAAATTTTTACCTAGATTTTTCAACTGTTTAAGATTGTTAAGCACAGATTGCTTAACACTACGTGTAGAACATTCAATTTGGGCAGTTTGACCAGCCGTGATTGATGTCTTTGTCAGTGGTTCAAAGACTGTGCTCGCACCATTGTTTTTGACTTCAATAACCAATCCATTTTTTTCCTGTAATGGATTAGCCACTTTTTCTACAACGATATTTTCGTTGTTATGTTCCACTTCAGGCAGAACCTCTGGTTCTTGACCTTGTTGTTCTGTTTTTGGTTCAATTTGCTCAATCTCAGCTTGAGAGGATGAAGTTTCTGCTTTTACAGCAACTTGATTAGAGCTAGTAACCTCAACGTTAGTGTCATTGGTTTCAGCAGTTTCATTCCCTGTCTTATCTGCATCCTGAGAGACATCCAAATCAGCAGCTTGAGTTGCACTATCAACTTCGGGCTTATCTTGTTCACTAATTTGTTGTACTGGTTCAACCGCTTTCGGTTTTGGGCCACGTTTTGGTTTTACATCATTTGCTTCAGTCATCACATTTCACCAATTTGTTATAAGAATGATAGAAATGACAAAGGCGCAATGAAGCGCCTTTGTCTTATTCGATTAATTTTTTAATCGAGGCATATTTAATGTGCTGATTAATGCAAACTGATCTGCATAACGATCAAGTGGATTCAGCTCAGCAGCTTGTGAGCCAATTAAACCAAGTAAGCTTTCACGCGGATCAGGAGTTGCTTCACTCACAGTTAATGGCATCTCAATAAAGCCAACTAGAGGGTTGCGGACAGGTTCACTACCACGCCCCACAAGCTCCATTTCAAATGTTTGATCAGCTTCAGCCAATACTCCAGCCGATGTAGGCAAATGATAAACATTCGTGCCATCTGCCAATGTACCGATACGCACGATTTGACCATGACCAGCAGTTGCACCTGTTTTCACGGGCATTTTGTCAGCAGATAATTGAGCAAAGAATACTTTGGCACTATCACCCACATATAAATCAAAGCCTACGGTTGCACCGCCTGAATCTTGTACGATACCCGTTTTTGCAGCTTCAATATATTTCATTAGCTCGCCAAACAAATCACCTGAATTATTGTATACAGCAGCTAAATTACCTGTTACACCACGACTTGCATCAAAAATATATTCACGTTCATTGTATTGAGCACGTTCTTTGCCTTCGCCAAGTAGTCGCACAGTTTGCTCAAGATAAATTTTACCCTGCATCAACGATAAAGCTGTACCAACAAAGCCTACATTCAGTTCATTGGTGATCTGATTCATCAATAATTTTGATGCACGAATTTGGGCTACAATTGGTGAGCTCACCATCGATTCATAATCGACTGCCATGCTGACACCAACAGGATTCAATTTGAATTTATTAGAGTTATCACGAGCATCATAATCAGCCACTAGGAATGCTTCGACTTTTACACCACTTGGTAACTCTTGGTCTAAAGTCACAGAGATAACACTAGTATCTAAATTGATTGAGCTTGCAATTACTTTGTATTCAATACCTGCAATTTTTGCAGACTTTTCAGCAATTGCTGAAATTTGACCTGTTAATTTCGATTTACTGCGATTACGGGTATGTGCAACTTCTTTACCATGAATACGGATTGAAACATTACCACCAATGAAAGGGAGTAAAGGTGCATTCAGATTTGGTGTTTTGTTTTTGAAATCATCATATTGTGTATGTGCAGTAACGGTGTACGTTGCACCTGCACCGCCATTATCTAGGGCAAAACGGAAACGACCTTCAGAATATGGTTTTGAAGCACTCACACCATCTAAATACTCACCTTTGGTCATTGCACCAAATGCGATATCAGTTGTAAAACGTGCTGCTACAATTGGCACTTCATTTGAACCATTGCTATTTGGAATATAGGCAATAATTGGCGAAGCAAACGCAATTAATGTTGCAATCGTTGCAACGGTCATGGCTGGTACGATGCTGACTGATTCTTGATGCGTATTACTAATATCATCGAATCCTGATTCTAATTGTTCAAGATTTTGTTTATGTGTACCAGTAAAACCGCTTACTTTTTTTGCCATGCATAAACCAGCATCTAAAGCAGTGGACAACACGGATGCATGTGGTAAATCACCACCATGACAATATTGATATTGTGAAAGCCCAACTTTGATCGCATTATCAATATCTGCTGCACTATCAAAGCCTACAATCGTTAGAATTTCATTTAATGCAGTTGGACGAGTCTCAACCATACTATTCACACTATCAAAACCTGCCGTCACACCATTCTGGTAAAAGTAGTTCTGACACTGAGTTGTTGCAGCTAATTGCGCTTGATAGAGTGCATTTTGTTGTTCAGATAAAACTGACATTTTTTTCACCTTGGAAATAGGTTTATGAAAATTGATGACCTAATTTCGCATGTTGAAAAACGTTGATTTTATGGAGTTCCAATAGCAAATAATGAACTGAGAGAATTTTAAATAATAAAAAAGCCCATCAATGTTGATGAGCTCTTATAACAAACTTGATATTAACCAGAAACGCCACTTGAAACATAGATTTCCACATCTGTACCAGCAGTGACGACATAACGCAACTTGTCCCAAGCATGTTGTCGAAATGGTTCTGTGTCGGGAACACCTGCGGTTATTGTCACAATAGGCGACCAGTGTTCCTCATTATCAATATCAGGATTAGGATGATTACTTCCAAAGAAATCAACCACTGCACCAGCACCAATCACCTGGTAATTAAAAATGGCAGAAGTACATTGCCCAACCATTCCTTTGGTACCTGTACTTTTGTCTGTTTCTTTGAATACTAAAAAAGTCATTATTTAATTCCTCGCATCTACTTCACTTTGAATCGGGTCAATTCCCAACTCATCACGGCGGTTTAAAACATACTTTTTACCAAAGTCTGACATCAAGGTTTGCCCAGTGATTCCAACGATTTCAAACCATACAATGAATCCTTCATAGATCATCAAAGCCAGTAAATCACCTTCTTGAAATTGGGTATCTGGTATCTCATTAATCTGCTCTGTCAAAGTTTCTAAATCAGCATTGTAAGCAGCAATTTGAACAATTAAGGTCAAATCGCTTGGGTTATTCATACTGTTATTTTTATGAATCATGCCCCCATTAAACTTGTCTGCTAAAACGTAGGCAAAACCTAAATGATCATATTCATAGTTGGGTTCATCTTGGATTGATAAGGCATTAGCTTCGAATGAAAGCGGATCTACAGGTACATGAGCATCGGCTTGATTACTGTAGACAATTCGCTTACGCCATACTTGGCTTGGAATACTTCCTAACGTATTCATGACGACTCGTCTTGCAGCTAAATGACGGCCATTTGCTACTCGATTGACTGCACTATTTAGCATTTAGACCTCGCATAAATATATCAAAGCTGAAATCTGACATTTTACCTTTCGCCCACATATCAACTGTTTTACGAATTTCTTGCTGTTGATTCTTTGGAAAAGCAGGTAGTACAGCATCAAGTTGTGCTTGGATTGATGCTTTCTTTAAATCTGTTTTCATTTTGGCTTCTTTCTTATGATGTTCTCTATCGACCTTTGCAGCTCGACGTAACATTTCCTGTTCAGCTTTTTGAATATTGCCAACAATTTGTTTTGTGGTTCCGCTATCTAAATCAGTTTTTTGTTTATTCAGTTGATCATTTATTTGAGCTTCGGTCTGTTTATAGCGTGCACCAACTTGCTTCTTACGATCAGCTTCTACTTGTTTTTTGAGATATTGAATACCAGCTGGTGAAATGATCCAATGCGCTACTCGTAAAACATGCTTACAAGCCACACCTGATAAATGCGGATTACGCACTTTAGGAAAACCACCCTCTTGACGACCAAGTCCATAACCGCCAATCGTTGCCATGTAGCGAAACCAATAGGTATGACGTTCGCAATCACACTCGAATTTAATTTTCCCATTGGCAAGTCGGTTTTTTACAGTGTTGATAGCTTCTTTTTTAATATCAAAAACGACTGAACCGAAGTTTGCAAACTCAACTTCGACATGATGGTTTTGCACTTTACTATCTGGACCTGCATTCGTAAGAAAGTGAACTAAACCGCCTTTACGACTAAGTGGTACAGACATATAAATTTGCTGATTCGCACGATCAATATCATCTTGCAGACTTAAATTTATTATGTTTTGAACAGTAATACCTTTTTTATATTGATCCTTCAGCAACAGGATATTGTCTTGAAATGCCAAAATATCATCACGGGTAATTTTCCTAACAGGTTCCCCTTTTTTTAGACCTAGCGTAGTATAAAGTGCTCGCTCAGCATCATATTCCTCACCCTGAGCAATATCCTCAGGACGTAAAAACATCGGACGTGGGATTTTACGTCCACGATCATCATATTCAATTTCACGTTCTGCTAATGCCCGTTGTTGATTGTCAGCACTTCTACGTCCTTGCAGCTCTCTACGCAATTTGCCGTTTTTAAGTGCTTCTTGCATTTGATTATATGCATTTTGAAATGCTTCGTTATTCGACATACTGACACCTACATCTGGTATTCACGGCGTAAGCGCATTACGTCAGAGATTAAAGGAACTGCAATTCGTTTTTCAGGTAACTTTTCCCAAATTCCAGACACACCACAAGCGACCTGAATCACATCTGTGTGATTACGTGAACCATAAATCCTGAAGCTCAATAATGTTGGATCTTGTGCTTCATCTGATTTGACATCCCAGACAATAAGACTATTCAGCTTTCCCTGCTGAATGTTCTTATTGATTAGGTCTCTAATTGCATTTCTATACTCATTTATCATTGCAGCTTGCCCTTTGTTTGACCCGCTTCAACGTTGGTAATCGTTACATTACCTTCATAAATAAGACCTGCCTCTCCACCATTCAACCATGTACCCGAACCATGATTACCTGGTGCGCCTGCTTCACCTAAAGCCCCACCATTTCCACCTAACCACCAATTATCATTGAATGTGTTAATTTTGCCCCCTTCACCGAAATTTAAAATCGTTGCTTCAGTTGGGTTGGTATGTGGCTGAAATGATTTATTAGGATGAAAAATCCCTAGAGGAGCACCACCACCACCAGCGATAATCGCACTATCTTGATCTCCACCAGCTGCACCACCACCACCACCACCTCCAGCAATTAAACCGTAGTTTTCGATATTCAAAGGGATAGAGTATGTGGATTTAATTGCTGTCCCCCCTTGAGTTGCATCATAAAATGGACCCGTTGGAGGATAGACACTATAATTTTGATCGTTCCATGCTGGATTTCCACCACGTCCAGAAATCAATCCAAAATTTCTTAGTTTTCTTTCATTATTCAGCCAACGCTCATCTCCATTTATTGCTGCTGAGGCAAGATCATTCGCAATAATTGCCACATCGCTTTCAACAATAAATAAAATTTTCTCATTTGGTAACGGTGCACGACCAATTAGAGTTTGAAATGCATCATATAAATTGATTGAAGGCTTAATAAAATATCCTTCTGTGAAGTTAGAAGTATTTCCATATGCATTACTAATAACAACTTCTGTAGTTTTTGAAGTATCTTTAATTATTACATCACAGAAAATATATGGATTATTAACTAATGAAATTCTTAGAATCTCATCTCCTTCAGTTGCATAATCCTCTGTAATCTCGAGACTATAACTTGCCTTTCCATCACTTCCAATTAAGAAAGCTCCATTCAAAACTGAAGGAGAAATGTCAGCACTTTGAATTCGACTTATAATCCAAGGAACCAATGTACCTTGCGGAATATCTATTGTTTCTAAAACAAAACTTAATGAATCTCCTTCATTAACAGAATTCGCCGATGCAGTAATGGTGTAATTTTCTGGGATTCTCAACCACATACCTACTACAAATGACGGCTGCACGTTATTATGAGGTTGATCACCACCAATCGACCCTAGTGGATTACCTGTCCCGTCATCGAAACATTCGCTGTGATCTGGTTGAGACCCAGAATGAGTAACCCATCTAGTAGCGTTTGTATTAGGAAATCCTGTTTTATCTTGTGTTCCACCCTGCTCATGTGCAAGGCGGATCGACGGTTTACATTTCGCTAATTCATCTTCTGTTAATTGATGTGTGTATTCCCCAAAAGATGAGCCTATTGTTTTTGTCCAAATAGGATCATCTTGCTTCGTTGACAAACCGACTAAGGTCTTACCTTCTGAAATTCGAATCCATTTTCCATACTTTTTGTGCGCAGCAACTTCATCACTATTAGCAAAATTCTTCGTTGTGAAAAAAATATCGCCAATTTTTATATCTTCTATCACTTTATTTTCTAATACATAAATACGTTCCAATGCACTCTGCAATGCAGTTAATAGAGCATACTGAGGATGCGGATTAGCATGATTTAAGTGCTGATTCATTAATGCAATAGCAATTGGTGTATTTGGATCAATGCTTATATTTATATTTGCGACATTAATATTTTCTAACAACAGTCCAAAAGTAACGATTGATACAATATTCGCAACCAATCGAATTAACGGTGTATTGGAAGTTGTAGCTGCGATAGCAAATAAAACACCTTGATCTGTGATTAGTCCTATTTCATAACCATCTGCGGTTTGTGTAGGTTCAATATTAGCTACGAATCTTAAGGTGTGTGATAATGGTTCTACGCTACCACCATTTAAGGGATAGCGCTCAATTTCAGATACGAGTGCTGAATTTGCTAATGTCATCGCATTTGAAGGGTCATATTTTCCTGACCCTACGGCGATGTGCGCCAATGAAACATTCAAGCCCAAACTAGCAGCATTGAGCGCTGCGTTTCGTCCTGCACTGGTTAAATAAAACTGAATAGCCATAGATCACCTATTTATCACTATGGCTATTTTGGTATTTTAGAACTGCTTTTTAAGCGTCCAGTTCCAATCAATCAATGTTCTTAGCAGCTTCTTTTAACTGATCAAACCGTGATTTACGCTCTGCTCGTTCCTGCGCTTCTGGACTATCATCTGCAATGACGACATTCTCAAAGGCTTCTGTATAGAACACATTTTCTAAGAATAAGAATGCAAAAACGTCACCAAGATCGGGCGATTTAATCCCTTGGCGTTTCATCTCATCTTTGCTTAAAATTTTGTATCGGCTATGCTCATCAAATGTGTATGGTATCTTGATTATTTGGTCCTGAATTTTGACTAAATACTTCTTGGTTTTAACTTTGAAACGACCAGATTCAATTGCTCGTTTCAAACAGACGTAAGCCAAGGCACGTTTATTCACATACTCTTTTCGATTGTCATTATTGAAGCAAGCACCTCCCCAATATACAGGCATGTACCAAATACCATGCTTCTTAAGCAGTTGTCCTAAACCTTTACCAGCGCCATTATCATCAACAACCAAAGTTGCGTTTGGATATTTCAGAATACATTCATTAATTTTAGCAAATAGCTCTGTGATGTCATCCTTATTCTTACAGAGTGGAATATCTACAACCTCAACACGGCGCGCTCGATCTCCCCATTGCGCCTCACCCCAAACTTTAGACACGGCAATAACAGAATCATCTCGACCAACACCACCGCCCACGTCGACCGTAATCACATAACCAAAAACGTGTTCCTCAAAAATCGATGCACCGACATACATTTCTTCGGCTTGTCGTTTTGTAATTAGGAATTCATCGGCACGATCTGGGAATTGTCCTAAAACACGGATTTGGTATTGTGGATCGTCACGGCTCCCGTATTTTTGTCGTTGTTCTTCTAATGATTGCTTACTTACAAGTGGTGATTCTTCACCATTAAACGTCAGAGCAATCCAAATTCCACCTGCTCTATGGCTTAATTTATGATGAGTCTCATAGAATAAACCTGCGTTACGTGTCGGCTGTGAAGTTAAAACAGCTCTGTTATCCTCATGCGTCAATGCGCCAAGGACAACATCCATAACCTCATCAGGAATACCACTTGCCTCATCACCCCAAAGCAAGTAATTATCAGCATGGTTCCCTGCCAAGTTAGTTGGCTGATGCTTTGGTGCGGTTTTGGCAAAGACATACCACTTTTCTTTATAGCCTTTGATATAGACCAATTCAGATTGATAACCGACATAATCTGCAAGCCAACCAAGTGGACCAGCCTTAAGACGTGACAGGTTGATACTGATTTCTTTCCAGACTTGTTTTTTTAACTGCCCGATTTGCGGAGCAGTAAACATCGTAATGGATTCATCAAAAAACAATAAATGCCACAGAGCAACGATACCAGCCGATGCAGTCTTACCCGTGTTATGGTGAACCATCCCATCCGCGGTTAGAAATGTTGCATCACCATCGAGGACAAAGCCGTAATAGTCACCCTCACCCAAGGCTGTGACATTGTTAATTTTTACAGGCTGGAATTTTCTATGTTTTAGTTCATATGCAGCAAATTGGCGCTTGGTTTCTTCAGGCCATTCAAGGTATTTCGATACCAGGACTTCAATGGTATCGCCAGCTTTCCAACCGTTTTTTGTTTCAAGAGAAACTAAACAAAGAATGTGAGATTTGTTATAGACATGCTTTGAACCATTGGCATATTCAAACTGGTAAAGCTCTTGGTATCCCTGAACAACTTTAATGACCTCCCGTGGTGAGAAGCCATCCGTGCCCATTACCGCATCATTTATTGTTATTTCTTCAACACGTTTCCACTTTCCATTGGCTAAACGTATTTTTGTGCCTTTACCAAAGCAACCATGACCTGAAGCTACAGATGTTCGACTACCATCAAACTGGATTGATTCAAAAAGTAACTCTTGCTGCCATGTCGGTGTAACACCTAAAGCCTCTACTGCAAAGGCATAAATGTCATAACGATAACGTGCACAGAGTTCCCACCATTCTGGGATGTCTTTAAGTGGTTTTAGAGCCATAGATCACCGCTTTAAATACTAAACGGCAACATGGTTCTATCGATGTATTCTTCTTTGACTTCCTCTTTTGATGTGACTGCATGAGAAATAGCGATTTTATGGCTTGCCCATATCGAAATCAGTGCAGCAATATGTCCATTATCTAGTGAGCTACTATCAAACTCTTGCTGTGGTCCATTTTTATCAATCTTCCGCACCTGCAAAATATTCATTGGGTTGTAACGTTCTAATGACTTCTCAAACTCAACCAAACCAGCTCTAAAGCTTGCTTGATAGACCTTGATCACTTCTTCTAAATGCTGCTGTGCATCAAATTTTAATTGCCAATTTTGGATTAAATTCGGTGAATCCGTTACTACAATCGTGTCGGCTTGCTGATCTGGGCGCACTGGTAAAGCCGTGAAAATATCAGTTTTTTGGACAAGGATTTGACCAGAATCTGCAAAACAAAGACTGATCAATCTTATTTCATCATTAGAAAATCCAGTTACACGCGCATCAATCTTAATAATTTCAGTCATCGATACGCTCCACTGTAATATCGCCAGTTTCACGATCTGCTAAAACACGGGTATGGCCATCACTTGAGAATTGATCAGCCTGAATGACAACTAGATCCTGAATTGGCTTATCAACTACTGAACCGTCCGGATTGTAGCCGTTGTCCGTCGTATTATCGTTAGGACCACCAAGTCCAATAATTTGTGGTGCATAGCCGACTAATTGAGCATCAATCGTGAAGATAGACAGGTTAATTGCTTCACTAGGCACAGGCGAAGGAAACAATTGATTCTCAACTATGGTAAATGTGCTTTTTTCAATATGATTCATGCCCATATCAAAAGGCACTTGGAAACGGCGTTTACTTTCATCTTGTACATAAGTACAAAACTGGTCGCATACAGAACGCGCATCGTGTGCATTGGTTGCGTAGAAAGCTAATTGCGCTCTAACTGTTTTTGCGATGAGTCGGATTTTTACTTGCTTATCGCCGATAACCACAGGCACGAAATAAGGCATTGGTAAAAGCTGCATCGTATCAGGCGGTTGATCTAACATCGCTGTAGCGGTTAGCATTATTGGCATGAATGCCGTTGCACCACCTGCAACTTCTGCATTTTGGCTTTTGCGATATTCTGCAAGCATTGCTTCTGAGTCATCCATCATTCTGCTAGGACATGACTTAATCGCTATTCGAATATCTCGCTTTTTCCATTCTTCTGTCTGAATGGTTTCAGGCATATACCATGCCCGAAAATCGACTAAAAGCTTATACCAAGCATCTTGAATACATTTGAGTGAGTCTTTAGGTAATGACATAAGTGATTACCCTCCAAATCCAAACATACTCTTAAAAATGCGTGGTCTTGCTTTGTTGTTTTTAGGTGTTTCACCACTGATTCGCATACGTGCTAAATCACTTGCTGTAAGACGTTCTTCAGCTTCAGCGCAAACAGAATCAAATGATCGTACTTCACCAACTAAGCCAGAACATAAATCTTGTTTACGTTGATCTTGAATCGCTTGTCGTTTCTCTTTACGTGCTATTTGATCAGCTAATTCATCAATTTGGTCTAGTGCTTGACCATTCATTTGTAAAAGCTGTAGTTGAGCGTGGATATTGTCAAAGTCACGTACAATTTGCTGTTCTAGTAAATGAGCAATCATTGCCTCTGACGGCGAAAGTAAATTAACGTCCGTTGTGCTATCAAATGCTGCTATTAATCCATCTTGTTCAACTGGAATGGCTAAACCATCAAATAGCTGACCATCACCCACATTGGTTGTGTAGTTCGGCTGTGTCACATAATCAAAGCCATAAAATCCTACTGGAATTAGACCTAAGCCAGCTCGCTTATAGTTTTGTGCCGAACTAAATCCACCTACACGCGCCAGATATTGCTTGCGTGCATATTCACCCGATTCGTTATCTAAGAACTCAGTGACATGGGTAACATTGCCGTCTTTATCGGCATGAGCTTCGATTGTTCTAAATGATCGTTCTAAATAAACCACTTTGCCATCAATAATCACTGAATCGGGCGGATTCATCCCATAACGCTTACGGATTTCATGACCGTTATAGCCATACAAAGTCCCTGTTTTAACCATTTCTTGTACTTGTGGACTATTGATCTGTCTGATCATTTCATTCATATCAACATTGCTGCGGTCCTTTCCCAAATGACTGCGACCACGTTCATGAAGATTGTATGTAATCCTTTTCGTTTTTCGACCTGTTTCAGACATGAAAAAGCCCCAATAGATTATGTATTAGGGCCATTTTTTCACTTCACCAGCTATTTAATTTTGGACTGTTCCAATACAAGAGCTTGTCACATTCAAATCACTTTATTATTACTTTTAACAAACAAATAACCGTATAACTCACCACTACTGGAAGAAATAAAATGGCTCTATCTTTATTTGTTTTACCTAAATACATTGAAGAAAGGAAATAAAAAAAATACAGTAAATTTTTTAAAAATTGGGGTTGAAGATACCAAAAGATAAATGTGAAAAGTATAGACAAAGCAAAAATAAATATTGGTATTTGTTTTGATCTGATGTTCATCGGCAACTACTCCATAAAATAAACCTGTGCATATGCACAGGTCGATTCTTGCAATCCAAGTTAGATCAATTTTTGCCTTGTTCCAATACTAAAAGATCATCAATTTTTATCGTATTAATTAACAATAATCCAATCTTCAGCAAATAAATCACTTGTACTTGGTGTCCACCCCATTGCTAAAGTATCTTGTGCTGTTTTCAGCGTGCAATACGGTGCAACATCAATATAACCACCTAAATTCTCAGCATGTTCTTTATTATGCTGATTCCAAATTTTGGATGCTTCTGTTGTTGTGGTATTAGCTTGGGCAACAACATACATGTTTCCATCCCACACGATTCGTGTCACTTTTTTGCCTTGTTTTAAGGCTCTTAACGCGCCACTAAAATCGATTAATACTATTTGTTGCTGAGTATTTGACATACTTTCAAACCCATAAAATAAGAATAAAATACCAGCTTATTTACGTCCTTTACGGCGTGCATTAAGACGGCGTTTCTTTTGGCTAACTTTGTTTGGTTTGCTACCAACTGCTTTGGTCTCAAACATGAATGGAGAAACAGAACCGCCTAATAATGGAGTCGTTTCAACTGCCGAACCAATCCGACTTGCCATCATTCCAATAGAACTAGCTATCATTATTCTGCTCATACGCATTTCTAAATCCTCAGTTAGAAAAAAAGCCCTAGTAAATTTACATAGGGCTGAGTTAAAACAGTTATTCGACTGGTTGCCCTTCAACACCACGCGCTTGACGTTCTGCTGTACGTGCATCAAATGCGCCCAATGCCGATTGCATAGCAGCAATAGCTTGTTTGTTTTGATCAGAAGGGAATTTACTGTCTAGGTATTGAGTACGATGAATCAGGATCTTTAATAATGATTCATTGGTCGCGCCATTCACACCATCAATAAATGTTGGGCCATCTTGAAAATGGAGATGAATATCAAAAGGTTCGTTATAGTCAGTAGAGCTCGGATCGGCTGAAATTTTGTAATAGGTTGCTGGTTTGTAAGCTGTTACGCCTTCTACCGTTTGACCAGCCATTAATTTTTCAAATTCTTCGTCGCCAATATCTTTATCTGTGAACCCTAAGAATTGCTCCACAAGGAGATCACCATCACTACCCACATCGGTTGTTAGTGCAATTTCTTCATTATTGTCTTGAGTCATGTATAAATCCTAACAATGGTTTATGTTGTTTCATCAAACAAATACATAAAAACATTGTTAGGTGAACTTCATTTTCTTGAGTTCCAATTATTAATTACTTTCATCAAAGATTAGATAAGTTTTAGCGACTACGGCTACACCAAGCTCAGTATCGCCTAACTCAGTATCTAAAGCTTTGGCATGTACTTTTACCACGATATTGGCTGGTACTAATTTTCTAAGAATTGGAGATAGCTCAATTAATTCCGCTAAATCTACAGATTCATCAATCGAAATACGGATGCGACTCGTTAGAAAATGATTTGGCTTTTCTTCATCAACCAAATATAACGGGTAACTTGTATAAGTGCTGATTGGATGCCACATCCGTTTAATTTGCCACTGATCAGTCCATAGCATACGCAATACAAACTCAAGAAATCCTAAGCCCCGTTTATTTGCCATACTTGACCAATTTGCATAGATTACGCGCATCAAGGTATCTGAGGTTTGCGGACGACGTAACACCACTAAACCATCTTGTTTTGTAAAGCGTTCGACTACGGTTCGGCTACCTAAGTGCGGTGCGCCATAATCCAAAATATCTTGAATCCGATGTTGAAATACATCTGCAAAGACTTGTTTAAAAGCCTTTGCCATTGCAGTTTCTAAGCCTATGTGGTTGTTCGGTTGCTCATCTATCGGACGAGTAAAACTTATAGGTTCCATGCAACCCCCATTTCAGCGGATCGTTCTAAAATGATGGTGATGCTATTTGCTGACATATAAACCCATTCATGTGGTTTATTCAGCTCATTGGGAACCATCAACGAAAAGTCACTAATGTTGTCCTGAAAGGCTGTAATTTTATTGCGTACCTGTGTTGAGATTTCCTGTGAATTAAACCCTGTGACTAACCAACGGCTTGAACTCAGCTGTGTCTGTCCATATCGTTCCAAAAACAACTCTTTAATTTGTGCTTTTACAACATCCACGGCATGTACCGCTGCTAAGCTTCCCTTGAAGGTCACAACAAATGGTTTTTCAACAACGGCGTGTACACGTACCCGATCTTTGTACAGGTTATCAATTTGTCCAATGTATTGAATGATTTCTTGTTCTAAGCTTGCTTGCTCAGCAATGTCCTTTGCAACTACGGCAATATGTAAATGATTTATATCCTGATATGTTGCCCCATAGTACCGATCTTGTTCGTTCTCATTCCATACTGCAATATAGTGACAACGGGCCATAAACTTTTTTCTTACAGCTTGATCAAAATTCCCTAAAAATACAGCATCTTCATCATAGAGCGCTGGATAGGTTGAAAGCACTTTTAACTGTGAAATATTTAAAGGGTCTGCACCTTTTCGAACAACACCGCCTTGCTTAAAACGTACTGACACTTTTGTTTCATCTGTCGTTAAAACCTCAGCTAAAGACGCATCTTTTAATCTTGAAACGTCTACATCTCCATAAGTCTCAAGAATGCCAAAAGTAAAAGTCTGGTTTGCTGCAGCTGTTCGCCCTGCTCTATCATCATCCCCAAACTCGACAAAGACACGGCGTAGGCTGTCCGTTGTAAGATTAAATGCATAATCTAAAGGCGCGACATTCATCCAGCGTTTTTTTAACTGATAACTCTGATTGGTATTATCTCGAACTGTTAATCCAGCTAAAGCCAAATCATCTTGTAGCTTCAGCTCATAACGATGAAAACTTTCAGAATTGGATATCGTATATTGAACTTCTCTATATTCACTTTGTTCTACTAAAACTTCACCTGTAGAACCTGCTGAAACAGTGACAGATTGCAATAAACGCCAATATCGTCCACCACTATTGTCCTCAATTAATCGCCCTTGGCTCAGCGTAATACTATTTGCAGACCGGTTAATGACCTCCAAAATATGCTGTGTTGGCATCCCAATAGGGAGAATACCCTTGTTTGATGCATCGGCTAGGATGGAACGATCTCGTGTTTTTTTGAATGGTTCAAGTTCAGAAATTTCGAATTCTTGACCGAATAATGCGAGATATGCACCTAAAGAGCGTAAGAACTTTAAGACGATTGGATCTTGTGCGTTATAACGTTCCAGTATTTCAAAATCATCTATATTTGCAATCAATCGTGCTTCAAAATCAGCTTGCGTCAACATCGAAGGTTTCTCCATTTCGCGCTAATTGCTTCTCGCGCACTTCATTTAAATTAATTACGATCTGTTGACCAATTCTTAAATAGATTATTTTGGTCTCAAAACCTTCGTCTTGTGCCCACATCTGAAATTGATCAGCGCTTAACTGTTTTAGGATTGGAATATCGCTTTTCATTTTTTGAATAAATGTATTGGCGACTGGTGCGCTTAACGGTGCTAAAAACAAACTATTAAAGTCTGGGCCATAATCTGAACCAATATATCCATTGATCTCTGACTCTAACCAATGCGCGATCATTGCTAAGATTTTGTTGTAATCGATCATAAGCCTGACCTTTGTGCTGTCATCAACAACAATTTACAGAAAGTGAAAGCTGCTAAAATTGCAAAGCTATAGAGTAAAAAAGTGCTTAATAGAATATAAAGTCCAAAGCCATTCACATTCAGGAATAAAAGCAATTCATAGCTTCGCCAAGTAACAAGACAAGAAAGACATAAACAGAGAAATGACAAACCAAAAATCAATCGTTTTACTTTCTTAAAAATAACATCCGTAACACCCTTATTTAGCAAAGCTGATAAAGGTCCAGACATTGATTTAATGCTGCCAAATGCTAGAAATACGTGCAAAATGAATGAAGTAATAATGAAAATATCGACAATCACAGATTGATAATTAAGATACATGGCTGACTCCAAAGCTTTATGTTTAGGTTATTGCTTCAGAGCTACTATTTTTTATTCTTGTTCCAATAAAAAAGACTACCGAAGTAGCCTTTTTTTGAAAGAATTAGTTTAATTTTTTGTTAGTTAAGTTGCATCATAATTGCATGAGCTTCACGTTTGTTTTGACGCAATGATTCGATCTCTGACTTGGTTAGAACTTTTACCGTTGGACAGGCTTCCCCAAACTAACACCCTCACTTGGCATACTTGCAAGTGTTTTGGCTAAGTCCTTGCGAAAATCTGAAAGTAAATCTTCTTGAATTGCTTCTGATACAGGCCCATCAAACTCAGCAGCAAAACCCTGTTTTTTTAACTCCTGATTGCGTTGTTCATAGAGTTTTTCAATTTGTTCATGAGTCATCATGATCGCTCTCTCCCATAATTCAAGTTTAGGCGATCAGCCACCTTAACCCAAATATAGTGCAAATATTCTGCTTCTGCAAATTGAGGATTGATTTCGCCTAGCCGTACTTGTTCATTTACAAATTTATTAGCATCTAAACTCACATCATTAATTGTAGCAATTAATGCAGCTTTACTACACCATTGATTCTTAGGATACATGGAATATCTCAAATATGGTGTTCACCACCCTCCATTTGTATTTGTGCTTGTTTTAATTGATCGAGAAGTTGATCTCGTTGTGCTGTCAGATTTGATAGCTCTTGATCGAGTTGTGTTTCTTCTTCACGCTTATCACTGATTTGCTGCTGGATACTACGATTTTTTCGTGGTGGCAATTTGACCTTTTCTTTTTGGTTTTGTTGCTCAACTTTGGCTTGTGATTCACGAATTAACTTTCCCATTCCAGAAACGGCGTTATCAAAAGTCTGTTGGTAATCGTCACTGAAATCACCTGCTAAAACGATCTCTTTTCCGTTCAATTCAGATTTGAAGACATCTGCACTTGCACGAGCGAATAATGTTAGCTCTTGTCCACCAGCAAATACTAAAAAGATAGGTACAACGCTTACACCACCTTTACGCTGAACCTTTTTAATTTCAACCAGTGGAATGCTTTGACCTGTTGCCTTTTCCAAAGCTGATTTGATTTTTTTGATATACGGCGTATCTGGTGTAACCGCCGCAAGGTTTAAACTGCCCATAATAAAAAAGCCCTATTGGTGTATAGGGCTATTTTGCATTCATAGTATGGTGAAAATAGATTGTGTTCCAATCACTCAAGAATATTTTTGCCATCATAGGAGTTGAGACAAGGCTGTACTTGCCCTACCAACTCATCTAGTTCTTTAAGTAATTTAGGTTTGATCTGCTTACCACCCACACAGAGTAATCTGCCAGCATCCGAAAGCGAATTAGAGAATTGCTCAAGATACTGCATAGCCTTACCAATTTCAATTTGCAAATTATGAGTTACGCTGCGAGCAATCTTTTCTTGTTCAATGAAATATTTTCGGATTTCGTGACCTTTATTGTTACGCTCCATCATACCAAGATGTTTTGCCATATCTATAGAGATGATGTATTCATTGAGATATTTAGCACCTGATACCTGCTCCTCTTTTTTGAGGATCAGCATATAGTCATAATTTTCTTCAAATTTACACTGCTTAATACGGCGTTTCATCCAATCTGAAAAGTCTGTTTTCACTTCAAGTGCAGCATGTACGTCACGAGCATTCACACCAAGTTGCTGCTCATTCCCTAAAACCACATTTGAGAATTGAATAGGATTATTTGCTATGTTCATTTCTACATACCTAACCGTCTAAAAAATTAGACAGGCAGAAAGGCGGACGGTATGAGATACGCCTTTCCTTTCGATGTACGGTCTAGCCTGCACATCAATCTTAGAAAAGTCGGTATATGTGGGATTTATGCTGTTCCAAAAGAAAAGCCCTGCTTTCACAGGGCTTAATTAAGGCTTATGGTAAAGACCTTAATTCCAACTTCCGTAAATATCTAGCTTGCTCAAGAATTCCACTACCCATCAAATAGTCATGCATTTTATTGAATCCCTCACCCAGTTTTACAATATCAATTGGTGTATGGTGTACAGACATAGGTTGTACCGTGACTTTACCCTCTTCAGATATAACCCAGTACACAAGTCTTGCATTAGTATCCTGAAATCGCATTTTTTCCTCAATCTTCTCTGCGATTTCATGTGCAATCGGGTTCTTTAAGGCTGGATAACGGCTTGCGATATTCTTTAATAGATCATCCAATTGTTTAATAGGATCAAGTTCAACTTTCGCATGTAATTCCATTTCTTCAAGATAATGCACTGCATCATCAAAATGAATTGCTAAAAGCTGACTATACTTTGCAATCTTAAAGTGTCGGTTGTGTCGTGACCACATTTCAGCACGAATTTTACGATTACCATCTGCACGGCGAGTTACAATAGCATGAAGCGAATCTTGTTGCTCTGGTGTAATGGTATGACGTTGATTGATTGCCTGACCTTTCATCCAGTAATCCCAAAGCACATCATCACACTCATTTTGATACATGATGACTCTTTCACGAAGTTCGGGTCTTACTTTATTCGGGCTGATTGTCATAAGCCAGCCGAAAAGTTTGCGGACAGGTAAACATATATAAGAACGGCTTTGAATATCACCAGTAACCTGCATTGCGATTTCCACAATGCAGGTCTTAAACCTTTCTTTTAACTTGACAAATTGAGCTGCCCAATCCAAGCCCATGCCCTCAACTATTGGCTTCATTGGAGTATATGGCTGTCCATCACAATCAACAATATAAAGCTCAGCATTATGGAAAGGTACAGTGATCTGTTGTAAACTTGCAGTTGTCATATCTAAATTCCTTTTGGTGTTTGACTTCAATTAAGCCCGTCCCGTCCAAGTTCAGGGCTTTTTTGTTGTCCATTAATTTCATGCTTTCGCATGTTTCTTAATATTTTGTTGTTTAAGCCATTCCTCAACAATGTGATTCAATTGTGCTGTTAAGGATCGCCGATTTTCTACTGCATGATTTTTAAGCTCCTCCACTAATTTGTGTGGCATACGAAAACTAACTTGATGATCTTGTCTTGCCATGCTTTTCTCCAACAATATGATAAATACCATCACAGTGATAATAGTATCACCGTGATTGTATGAAAAACAACACCGTGATGGTATTATTTTTTTAATTAATTTTCATCACCGCCCTTAGTGCTTCTGGAGTAAAAGGTATGGCACGGACAGACCAGCAATTTCCTCTACGTTTACCACCAGAACTCAAGGAAAAACTTGAAGATGCAGCAAAACAAAGCGGTCGGTCAAAAAATGCTGAGGCTGTATATCGTTTAGAACAAAGCTTTGAAATTGATAATGAAAATCTTTCACCATTACCAGAGAAAACCATCCACGAAATAACAAATATTCTTTCCAATAATATGATGAAAGTCATGCTTAAACTGCAAGATTTAGGCGTAAGTAATGAAATTACCCAAAAAGCATTTTCAACATTAGATGAAGAGCAAAATTTAAAATAATTTATTTTTATCATCAAAGGAATATGATGTGACACCCCCTCCTAGTTTTTCTGAATTATTTACTATCGCTTTAACCAAATCGCTAAATAATGGTTATCAAGACTATTACTATTTATCTGAAATTTCAGAAATATTAGGGCAATATAAATTAATTGAAATAAAAAAAGGCAAACCACCAAAATTTAGCAAAAAAACTTATCATGCTCTTAGTGCTCTAAATGAAATTTTTTCTCAGTGGATGCAATATCTTAATTTAGTCACCTACTCTAAAGATAATAACCGTATTATTAATGAAGAATTAATAAACTCATTAATATCCAATGGTGTGACTTTTAAAAATATTAAAAAACTACCAAACTATAATAATTTCATTAATTTTTTTAGTTTTCATTATGCTCTCAATCAATACAATCATTTGGAAAATTCCTTTAATGATGGTGAGTACATAGAATTAGAGCAAAATCTAAATGATGTCTTGTATGGTGAAAGTGGCGATCCAATTCTAAATAACTTTCTTAGTGAGATAAGATCTAGATTTACATTCAATTTGAATCACTATGATCGTTTTAGCTATATCCCTAATCTCACGAAAGAAAATGTATCAATCCTGAATAAAATTGATATCTTAACTGAGATTTTTAAATTAACAGAACTTGTCAAAGATGATAAACCAAGAACAATACTTGAAGAATTAGACCATGACTTTCAACTTAATCAACAAGATGTACCTTATCATCTGAATAGCGTCAAATTTAATGATAGCTCCATCTCAGATGGGTCAATTATACCTACCTCTATGGTTGGGACTTTAGAAGATCGTATTTTATCAACACTGAAATCATTAACAGCTACTCAATTTGAACATTTTTCAATTGATTTTATAAAGCGACTAATCGGAAAAGAGAATATAAAGTCTATCCATAATGGGAAAGTTGGTGATGGAGGAATTGATGGTATTGTAAAAATTAAAAAACATTTAGGTAATAACTATGAAGAATATTACATTCAATGTAAACGTTATGATAAAACCTCTATTAGTGAGTCCGAGTTACGTGATTTTGTTGGAGCAATGGTAAGACATAGGAACTCTAAGAATGGAGTATTTATTACTACATCTCATTTTTCTAAATCATGTATGGAATATATTAATGATTTATATGACTACGATATGATCCTCATTGATGGTCAAGACCTTGTTAATCGTATGCTTGAAAGCAATATGGGTATTAAAGAAATTATCCAAAATCCTATATTTGAAATTGATGAAGATTTTTTTAATCAATTTCCTAAAAAATAAAGTTAATAAGCCTTATAAATTACAAGGCTTATTTTCAACTCATCATATCTTCAACTGCCATAACAACCAGTGCCAAGTAATGAGATATAAAAATATAAACTAGAAAAAATACTGTAATACCTGCGATCAATGAGCCAATATCACCAATGTATGCTTTAAGCCATCCACCAATGCCTATAGCAATCAAAAATGAAATTCCACGGCGTGCCCAAAAATATATGCCACGCTTTTTTGGAGTGCTAGTTAAGTATTGAGAATATGATAGTTTTCTTTTAGCCATTCAAATTAACCACATTTCTTTTTTTGAGCCACTAATTGAACCATCATTACACATGAAATGTCCGTCTGCCGTGCAATGCTTAATTCCACCTTTTGACCCAGAACAAGGTTGGCGACCACGACCTGCATCTGCAAATGTTGAAATACCTAATAAAATGACTAAGCTGAAAATAATTTTTCCCATGTTATTAACTCTAACTTGTTTATTAAACTTACAAAAAGTATCACTAGATTTATGATAAACCTAGTGATTTTATTGCAAAAACTATTGTTTTGTCTTATCTAATTTACAAGGAATCCATTGCTTAGCAGATTCTGAAGCATCACTACGAAATGCCCCCCAGCAATACCCCTTTTTTTCAATTTTTTTTATTATATGTTCTCGTTCATCACATGCTTTCATAGTTTTAGGATCATCTCCTGAACCACCACGACACTTATCATCTAGTATCTCTGTTTTCTCTATAAGACTTTGGACATCTTTAGGCGGAAAATATCCTGCATGTACAATAATTAAAGGCGAAAACATTAGTGAACCGATTATTAATTTTTTAAGCATTCCATTTATCCCCCATACCCAAACCACCAGTTATTGCATGAGCTAATAATCTATTGCTCACATTTTGATTGATAGTACCACTATTTTGATTGGTAACAACAACTTCCTGTGGTGAAGGTGAAGTTATGAAATCTTTAGATGGTTGCACATTAGTTTCTATTTTAGGAGGAGTGAAACCAGCAGCTAAATTATTTGTTCTAAAAGCTAAAGGTTTAACTGAGGATTGCATATTTAAAACAGGCACATTTTGCTTCGCATTATTCACAATAGATTTAGCACTACTTTTTAAAGATGTTTGAGAGTTATCTTGCTGATTAGTGCTAGTCTCTAATGGAATGGACGTATTTGCTTTTGCTGAGTCAAGAGCATTTCCAACAATTTCAATAGATTTAGATGAAGCCTTGTTTATTCCATCTTGATGACTTGTTTTCCCTGTTTTTGGATTGGCTACAGAAGACCAAACACCTGAAATATCAGCTATAGCTTTATCTTTACTGACTTTTCCCCCTTCAATATAATTTTTTGCTGAATTTGGAAGTAAATGCATAAACATCTTGTCTTGTAACTCTGGGGTGAATTTTTCACTACCATTAAGTCCCATACTTTTTTTTACATTTTTTAATGTTGAAGCGATGATTTGATATTTTCCAGCAGCATTAATCCTATTTGAATCTCCAAATGGTTTTTCGTTTGCTTTTAGAATTTCATCTATCGTCATATCAGTTAAATTTGGCACATTTTTAGACTGAAAATCACCTTTAACCCGTTTATTGGGATTCCCACCAGTATTTACAGAGGTATATGTACCTTCATCTTTAGCAATGGCATCTGCTAATTGCTTATATTTCCCTAAATTTCCAGAATTATATGCAGCTCCAAACTTAACTGGTTCCCCTCCATTTTCCCCTTTCCCACCATATTGGCTTCGCAACAAGTAACTTGGATTAGGTTGCCCATTAAATTTTTCATTCCATTTTTCCTTGCCCCAGTCATACAGTGACTTAGCCATTCCAGCAGGTGTAAGTTTCAAAGCAGTACTGACGAGCTTTGAAATCATTGACGGTATATCAGCCTCAATTAAAGAATCCGTCCATTCTTTTACATACGGCGCTACGATACCACCAAGCTTCTCACCCACCCATGAACCTATTGCAGCACCTGCAATTGTTCCAACGGGTCCAAAGATACTTCCTATCGCACCACCAGCAACTCCACCGACAGCCGAACCTACAGTACCGCCTTTTTCCTTGGTTGATTTAGTACCCCAATCGCTAAATGACATAGCTGTGAGTAATGCACCAATTACAGGTAATCCTTTACCAAATTTAAGGATTTTAGCTAGACCTTTGCCTAAGCCTTTACCTTTGCCAAGTAGACCAGCCAAAAGGCCACCTAGTAGACCTCCACCAGCACCAAGTAGCTTTCCTAATCCCCCAAGCAAACCGCCCCTAGATTGCAAATTATCAGCAATTCGCTGAAGTAACTTTACTTGTTTACGGTTATGGTCACTTTGTTCTTTAGGCAATGGCTCATTACGTTTGCGTGACTTCATCCAACCTGTAAGCGGACGTAGCATAAATCCAGCAGCTCGCTTTACTGGTGATAGTACAGTCGCAACTTCATTAATTGCGTCAAGTGTTGGGTCAACACCTTGAGGATTTGAAGGCATTACACCTTTAATCGCTGTCCCAATCGTTTGAGCAACTTTACCTAATTTTGATTGTTCTGAATTAGCTCCTATGAAACGCCCATTAGCATCACGTCGACGTTCACCAGTATTGCCAAATTCTCTTATAACGTCCTCAGTGCTATTGATTTCAATCGCACGGCGTTTAGGCTTTGCTTTAGGCTGTGGTTTGCTATCTTCAGTTTTAGTTGATTCAGCTATTAAGTCCTCAATAGATTTAGCAACCCGATCTAAAGCTAGCGATGATTGAACTAAAGGATTTGCTTGTTCACGGATTAGATCAGAAAAATCAGCTGGTTTAATCTGGGCATCAATGAGTGCTTGTTCTAATGCGCTTAATTTTAGTTTCGATTGGTTCTCTTGTCGTGAATATTGGTTCTCAATTTCTTTGTGTAAACCCATTAAAATATCGCGGATTACTTCCACGTTTTTATCAATTTTGGATACGTCTTCACTTGCATTTTTTAGGCTTAGGATAAAGCCTTGTGCGTCGTATTGGAGAATGGTTTTATTTTGATCATTCGTAGACATAAAAAATCACCCTATTTTTACATAGAGTGATTTTGCGCCATACCTAGCTCTTATATTTTATATGGTTCCAGCTTGTTTTCCTTTAATTGTGTTGAGACCAAAAGCATCTCGAATGCTCTCGATTTTCCACTTTGGCCAACGCTTTACTTGCTCCTCACATCTATTTAAATATTCTAACAAAGACTCATTTTTTGATTGCTTGATAGGATTATAAATACTGTAAGCATTTTTAGAATTGTTATTTAAATTACAAACTCTTATTGCTTGACCGTTGTTTGATTCTAATCTATGACCTACGGCGACTTCTTCTTTAGTCGCTTTTCTATAATTGGTACCATACTGGCTTATAACTTCACCAGACTCAGTATTTTTGATCGTGTATTTCTTTCTATTAAGATATTCATCATCCTCAATACCGATGACCTCATCAACTAAATTGAACTCATTGCCATAAATACCTAAATATAAAATTTTTTCTCCTATTTCAAACTGATTCATGGCAAACCTCATCATCGCAAAGTGATTGGTCTATATCACCTGTTAAAGCTTCAATAATATCGTTTGGATTAACTACCTGCTGGCAACCAAATAAACTCATTACATGATTGATTCGATTCTGCAGTTTCTGAGTTTTTCTGGTTTCCATATCAATAATGTTGTGAAGTATTTGACTATCTTGACTCAGCTTTTGCTCCAAACTTTCATTTAGTTTTAATTGAGTCTGCAATTCTGCTTCTAAAAACTGAACATATAACAACTCTTGCATGTTGTTATATGTCTGAGTGACGTAGTAATCACTCAAACCCTCATGTTTTGAATGGCAATATTGAATAAATTTTTCTAACATTTTATTTCTCATCCATTCCGTTAGGCTCACCGATATGGTCTATTCTATGACCTGCTGCGATTTCATCTTCTGTTGCTAATCGCATATCGGCAAAGTAAACAAAGCACTCCTTCCCATCTTCCACAGCTATTGCAACTGCATCCACATCATCAATAATTTTGAACAGGCAGTTTTTGTATTTATTTTGGTCTTTATAGACAAGAAAATCCCCGTCCTTAAACATGCTCACCTCCCAACGTTTCGATATTTCCGAATAGTTGATCGTGGTCAGAAAGAGCTTGTTCTAACTTATCAATATTTAAACATCCCATAACAATTGATCCATTCAATTCAATTGGAATGGAAAATGTTGAATATCCATATTCTTTGGCTTGTTTTACTTGTGCTTTAGCAGATTTTGGTCCACCTACTTTATTTACTAAATCTATATTTTCAAAAAGACGTTTTAGCTCGGCAATATCCATCATTCCCATAATCATTTCATTGGTATAATGAAATCTTGGCAAACACCATCTAAGCTCTAACTCACACCACTCTAGGTGATCTTTAGAATTAAAATATAAGTCTAAATTCTCTGCTGTAACTAAATCATGATGTGTTGAACCTTCAGGTGTATTCTTTAACACTTCAATAGCCTTTAATAAACCATATTCAGCAATAAAACTTTTTACTATCTGAATTTGCGATGCTATTCCACTTTTAATTTCATCACCTTCAGCAAGTCTCCATCTAGTAGGTAAATAGGATTTATCAATAACACCCCATCCACCAAACTTAGTTTTATATTTAAAGTCATAACCCAAATCCTCAGTTAGTTCACAAACATGATTTGTAAATTTAAGTGAAACAGGTAAAACAAAATCACCTACTTTGTATTCTTTTTTTTCATTGGTTTTCATAAGCTTTGCTCTTTAAATTTATCTATGGTTTTTAAGCAATTATTGAGATTTACATCTTGCTGTAGCTTTCGAATTTCATGCGCTTGTCTTTGGCATTCCATTTCTAACCGGGTGAAATTTCTTTGCATGTAAAGAATCTTTTCAGGATCTCTTAATCGAGCTAAAGCCATTGTCAATAAATTGAACTCGTTCTGTACGTTTCGATCATTAAAAGCAAAATCGATAAAGCTTTGTTCTAATGCTTTACCATTGCGCCAATATTGAGAATTTTGATTCCATTCATTGTCATACTTCTCTTTAGGTACAGCCATTGCGCCTTTAATGTATTTGCAGCGTTTACCCTTAGAGACGTAGATCAAACCCCATCGCTCTGGTAATTCTTCAGGTTGAATTAGGTCTGTCGGGCAAATGAAATAGCGCCATTTACCAATGCCTGTGGCTGGATCAATACGATGTGGTTTTTTCTTATCAGCCAAGAAATCAGAACGGCTTGTTTTAGCTTCTAATAGAATTGTGCCCACATCGTATCCATTACCGTGGCGAACACCGAATACATCGGGATTCTCTCCATAGCACGACGGCTCAACGATTGAAAAATGGCAACCGTGCCCATTTGCAGATTCAGGTTTTCTCAACAACGCAGCGCCAACTTCACACAATTCTCTATGAGTTAAATTTGAATTAATCATGCGATAGCCTCTTGTTCTTCATCTTGATCAGGCTCAGGTTCTGGATCACCTGCCTCAATCATTGCTAACTTACGTGCAAAGGCTGCTTTTTTATCAGTGGCCATTTTCTCTTTTGCAAGTCTCAATCGTTCTTCAGCTCCAGCCACAACCGCAGAGCGTTTCGACTGTATTTCAGACTGATCTTTGAGTTCTTCAATCTCAAAGCCCCAAAATAAAGCTTCGGACTTTGCGATATTCGCTAATGTGATACTTTGCTTAACATTCAGCTCTACGATTTGACTGATCAAACCCATTTTGAACTTTAAGCCATTAATAATTTTTATAGCCTCTTTATCTTCAGGATCTAAATTTCCCACATCGAGCTGTAAAACTTCATCTCTGATATGAATAACACTGGTAATTGTGTCACCAGCTAATTGGCCCAAATCAGCCAGTCGAAGCCGATTCTGTTGAATGATTTGTGCTGAAGTCAGTCGATTCAGATCAGCTGCACTAAATCCATTATCTGACTTTGATTTTTGACCCCAAAACTCAGCAATATTTGACGGCTTTTTGACAGATTTTTGACTAGAATTTTCTCCTTCATTTTCATTATCTTGGGTGCTTTCTTGACTAGTCTTTTTACTAGTCAATTTTTTAATTTCGTTACTGAGTTCACGGGCAGTCTTTTTGACTAGATTTTTCGTGCACTTCTTCCATTTTTCAGCGATTGCTTTACGGCGTACTACTGAGGGAGAAGGCATTTCACAGCCTAATTCCTCACCGACTTGATCAACTAGTTTTTGCCAGGTGATCTTGGGGGATGACTCATAAACTAATTTGAGTCGATCCCATATTTCTTGTGAATATGATTGCACTGCCATAGTTAATTACTCAGTGCATCACCTGAAAAGAAATCGAACTGAGCTTCATCTTTCTCATCAGTAAGTAAAGTTGTTTGAGTGAAACGTGTTTTACGTTGACTCTTTAAGTCTTGAAGTATTTTCTCTTGAATTTCACCCTCATCACGATCTGAAATATCTTCCAAACCTTTGGCAATATGATTGAATTGAACTGCACGCTCTTTATCACATTCTTGAATTGTTTGGATTAAATCCATCATTACAGGTTGTAATTTCTCTTGTTGAACGCGATCTAGTTGCAAAAATTGTTTTGCGACAGTTTTTGATTGCTCTAATAGCTGTACCTGTAGCGCCTTTGGAAATGAGCTGATATGTCTCGCACATAACAAAGAAATCTGTGCTGTAATCGCGTTTAGATTGTCTGCAAGAATATCGCCAACACTATTGAACAGGACCCCTGCGACAGATTCAGTTTCATTAAGTTCAGGATTAATCGTAAAACCTAATACCCAATCGACAGAGACCCGATACATGCTACACATGACTTGCAGTAGCTCAGCATCTGGTAATGTCTTACCGTTCTCCATTTCACTAATACGGTTCTTTTGCTCAACACCAAACAATTCAATAGCAACTTCGTGTTGAAGCATCCCACGGCGTTCTCTTGCAAGGGCAAGTTTACGACCGATCATGACTCTTTTTTCTAAATCAGTTCTTTTAGCCATTATGCAACTCTCCCAGCAAGCCAGTCGAAGTTCACTTTCTTATCTAGCCAATTTGTTTCGTTGATAAATACACATGAAAGCCATACACAACCATCTTCAGTAGGTTCTGCAAATTCAATTTTTTCTTTCACAAAAATGTTGTCATCTTTAAAAAGTAGCTCTGTACCTTTCAAAGAGTCGATTAGCAGTTTTGGATAGTTATCAATATCAAAGCGCGGATATGTTGATGCACTATAACTACGAGTTTTTCGTGGTGGCTGAACAAGCAATCGAATTTCACATTGTTGTGAAGTTGCTTTCCATTTAAGCGCTTTAAAAATTGGTGCATAAATTTCAAAAACTCGACGTTTAAATTTCTTAGCACCAACCGATAAACTATTACGTTGTTTACCTGTGCTCTCATCAATCGTGGCACGCCAAATATCATTAGCACTAATGCCATAAGGTAGTTTTACAGTGATAAAGCCTTTACCTGTAATGACTAATCCGCCTGTACTGCCTTGATGCAGTTGATCACCGTTTACAGTTTCACTAGTCACAGCACATGGCAAAATAACTTTTTTATCTAAAGCTCTACGTGCGCGTGCTTGGCGATTCGTTTTGGTTTCAATCAGTGGATGCATTGCAAAGAATTCAGTTTTGCCGGTTTTCGCCCACTGTTCCCATAAATTACGACTTTTACCCATGATGATCACCACCCTTTGAAGCAGTGTTCAACGTATTGAGTTTATGAAGTAAAGCCTTAGTTTCAGCACGGCTTAAGCGAAGTTCTTTCCAGAGTTCAAATGCCAATGCTACAGCTAATTTTTGATAACCGTCGATTGAATCGTAAGTAAAAACATCCACACCATATTGATTAATCAATACTGAATATTGGTTTTGCTGTTTTAACCATGTTTCGAATTCTTCACGAATTTGCTTAATTCGTTCCAGTGAAGTGAGTTGAACAAAGTTTTCAGGGCACATAAACGGGGTGCCTTGTTCCAATTGACCGTAGACATAACCATCTTCGTGGCGATCTACAATTGCATCACCTTTGATATGTTTACCTGAAAACTGAGTACGCGAATCACTAATGAAATCTATGTGTACTCTTGTACCCTTTTTAAATTGCGTTGTTTTCGCTTCTGTTGGCTCTTTTGCTTGAGCTATTGTCTGATTCATGCTGTACCACCAATATGCTTAATAACGGTTTTAGGGACATTCAGACCATCACGCTCACATGCTTCTAAATATTCGTCTGGTTGATCGAATGGATCAGGCCACGGCTCTTGAACTGCTGGACTTGCCAAGTTTTGTTTTGGTTCAAGTTTTTGCGGTTGCTGAATTGAGCGATTATTAATATTTAGCTTCTGCTTCAATGCGTTAAGGCGCTGTACAGCTTCATCATTAGATACTGGTACATGGCTTTTTTTCTTGTGTTCCAATTGCTTTGGCGGTACATACATTTCTTGGGTACGTCCAACTTGCTGAGCTTTGGCAACAAAGGCATTATATGTATTGGAAAACTGTTCTCGTGCTGTTCTCATATGACCTTCATAGATCAATTGAATAACTTCATCGAGGGCAACTTTTGTTATTTGCGTGATTTGCACACTTTTGTCAGCTGTAAAACGACATGCACGCGCCCATGCTTCATCTGCTGACATCCACGTCTCACCAATGCACCAATCACGGAAATCAGAGAAAGACGGCATAAACTTTCCACCCGATTTAAGTAATCTGTTCCGTGCGCGTTCAAACTGATCAACATTGACATCACACAGGCATTCCATCGCTTTTGATTCAACAAACTCCATCGGTATGGCGTTATCACCCGTTGTTGGAAAATTCTTGTTGAATTGCGCAGCGTGAATTACTCGTAAATCTGAAATTAGGATGCGTATATCCTGAATCGTAATTTTATGCATGTCCGTACTCCCCACTAGCTATCAGCTTTTTTGAAGGCGTTACGTCCACAATGGTGTTTGCGCTTTGTTCTTCATCGAGAATGCGCTCAAAATAGCCCTTAGCTGGTCGATCTGTATTTACAGTTTGATTCGCTTTAGTCAGTTTCTCACGGCGTTTCATCACATCTTGAACGTTGTTTTGTATCCAAGTAAGCCATTTCACAAACCAGATGCTCGGCGTGTTTTTATCGTTTTTCGCTGCGAAGAAATCACAATAATCTTGTAGCAAGGTTTGAAAATCAGTTGATGAAATTGATTCATGTCTTGGTACAGCTAAATCAATGAAGTCCATTTGAAATTGTGGATATTCATTTGCTAGTTCAAGCAGTGAGTAAAAACCTCTATCGTGAGCTTGGTATGTCTCAAACTGAATCGGGACAAAACCAACTTTTCCATCGCTCGCGTTATTACCATTACTATCTTGGTTATTGGTTAGTGGTTCTTGGTTAATGGTTATTGGTTTAGGCTTTTTTTGGCTTTCCGTTGGGTTTTCTTGGTTAAGCGGTGGGTTTATTTCGCTTTCCGTTGGGTTTTCTTGGGTTTGTTCAGTTGGTTGTTCTCCCTGTTGAGATTCACCAGAATCAGCACCTGTTTTCGGTTTGTTTTTAGAACCTTTAGGGCGACCGCCTTGCTTACCATTATCTGATTGTTTTGTTTTATATGCTTTATATGCAATCAAATCTTCTTGGATATGGTTTTGGATATAAACGCCTTCATCATTCATAACAAAGAACTTTTTCAAGACAAATTTCACAGCTTCAATTTCTTCAGGACTTTCAGCCCATATCCAGTCAATTGCCTGTGCTTCCGTTGGGAAAATTTCACGGTCATAACAAGCATCAATAAGCAAGTTATATACACCATGCTGAAGTATATTAAGGCGACCTGCTTTACGGTGATAATCACCAATTTCTTTTTTGTAGTAATGCATTAGAGCGCCTCCATAAATAAATCATGTTGATTTTGTGCCTGTGGATTGATCCAGAGCACTTCTTCTCTGAGCACAGAACCAGATTGACCAGCAGCTGCTACAGACTTAACAACATTTTTCCAGTTGAGTAATTCATAGATAGGATGTTCATAACCGCACAAAATCACTTTGCATTTGCAACCTTTCAAAACTGAAATCAATTGTTTATGATCAGCATTTGTCATCTCATGTCGGTACGCCTTACCTCCCATATTTCTTGTGTCTAAAACATATGGCGGGTCCACAAAGAAAAGCGTGTTTTCTCTGTCATGGTCTTGAATAACTTTGATTGCATCTCTATTCTCAATAAGAACCTTTTTTAAGCGTGCAGCAGCTTGAAGAATTACTTTTGGTAGTCGTTGCCAAATGGTCACAATGTCACTTCCGCCTCGAGCTGTGTCTAAACGAAAACCCGTATTTCCTTTTGTTGCCCCTGCACTGCCAAAACCCATTTGAGCGCGGACTACCAACCGACGCGCCAATTCAACTTTGTCATTTGTTTCAACTCGAGCATTAAGAAATTCTTCTCTCGCATATGGAGTAAGCTCGATCTGTTCAGCTAATTTTTCTGCAAGCTGCTGGTCTCTCAACACTTCAAAAAAATTCACAACTTCACTGTCAAGATCGTTATAGACTTCCATACGGCTTGGTAATTTGCTCAACAATACAGAGGCACCGCCACCAAACGGCTCAACATAAGTTTCATGACTAGGGAAATGACTGATAATCCAATCGGCTAATCTAAATTTTCCACCGTGATAGCGAATTAATGGGTGTTTCAAACTCATAATTAACTCACCTCACAGAAAGGGCTATTTGCCATTGCAATTGCTGCCATAGGCAAGGGAGAAACACTGTTGCCACACATGTGGACTTGATCAGTTTTTGTTAGCGGTTTGCCATCATGCCCGTACTCGATGATGTATGAGTCTGGAAATCCTTGACCTTTATAGAGCTCTCTTGGTTTCAACATCCGAATGCGAATATCAACAATTACCCAAGGTTCACCTTTGATCCAAACAGTGACCAATGCCAAACGATCTTTAGTAGTTAATGTGTCTAATGGTGCGGTAATGTCACGAGCATCACCATTTCCATAAAAATTGACAAAGAACGTTGCAACCTTCAAAGCCCCATCTAAATTGCTTTGGCTAAGGTGAGCGTAAATAAGCTGTTGTTGACTGCCTGTATTTGTAATTGTTGATAATGGTTCGGAAAGGTTTCGTCCATCCGTCTCATTAAATCCGCCATTTGCTTGCATCATGTATGCTGAAACAAGATTACGACTTGCACCAGAAGCGGTAATAGTCCCTAAAGGATTAAGGATATTGTCACAACCATCACTCCAACGTGGATTCTCTGGTGTACCTTCACCATGACCTGCATGGATAAGCAATGGAGCAACTAATCCATGATGCCCACCTTTGACTTGTGCACAAATTGTTGAAAGTGGTTGATCAATCGACCAATTTCTTTGCTGTGAAGCATTTGCAAATTCAGTCAAGAATGGAGCTAGTATTGGACTATTACTTGTATTTTGCTCACTCAATGAATCCGTATTTGCATCCACCAAGTATGGATTATCTGAATCAATAACGAATTTCTTTAAACCTCTCGCAATCCGCTTTAGTGTCGCATCTGCCAATGGCTTTGGACGATCAAAAATAGATTTACCAAGATCAGAGAAATCAATAACCTCAGCAGCTGCACGCCACTTAGGTTTTTTCTTAGTTGCTTTAGTAGTTTTTGAGTCTTTAACATGTGTTGGTTCAGGCCACACAATTGGCTGACCATCACATCGAGCAATAACAAATAGGCGCTCACGGGTAGTTGGTGCACCAAAATCAGACGCACGTATTACTCGCCATTCAACAACATATCCAAGTGATTCAAGGCTTTTTACAAAATGCTTCCACGTCTTACCTTTTAACTTTGGGTTAGGTACCAAGAATTGATTATGACGTGGTACGCATTCACCAGGTTCTGCAACGCGATGTACTTTTTTCCCATGAATGACTATTTTTTCTAATGTGACAACACGCCCTGTAGCCTTATCTCGTTTTGCAATTAATGGGCACCAATTAAGGATTTGCTTCACATTTTCCAAGCTAATTACATCGGGACGAACTTTACCTGCTACTTTTAAGACGACCCATGACAAATCACGAATTTCCTTCTTACGTGGTTGACCACCAGCAGCTTGAGAATGATGTGTGCAATCTGGGCTCGCATGAAACCAACCAACTTGACGACCTTCACATATTTCTACTGGATCAACGGCAAATACATCATTTACATAGTGCTTTGTGTGTGGATGATTCGCTTCATGCATCGATAATGCTTTTGGATTATGGTTTACCGCAGCGAAAACACTACGATTTAAACCCATCTCTAAGCCCGTACTTGCACCGCCACCACCAGCAAAGAAATCTACAATGATCTTTTCACTAAAATTTAGGTCAAATTGGGTATTAAACGTTTTTGGAATATTTACAAAGCTAGTCATTGAACACCGCCTTGAATTACTTTGAATTCAATAACCCAGACCCACGGATTTTTATTCCACTCGTTTTGCCCGTAAATTTGCTCCCATGTGAAACGAAAATTAGTCTTTGCACCGATTGCATAACCCATTTCAATTGCAGATGGGTGTGTTGAATAGTCAAATCCTTCTGCTTTAGCATCTTCTGAAGAAATATCATTCAGGCGCTCAATACGAATATTTGTTATTTCTAATTGAAGACGTGAAGCCCAACGTGGCATGTGTATTGATGGACGTTTTCTTACAGTCCAGTCTTTTGGTGCATCGCCATCTGCAACATATGCTGCTTGCTTGTGTCCAAAGAATTGATATTCGTCATCATCAGGATAAGAACGACCTACTGTGCCTTTTTGATACCATGATTCACGAACCCAAAATTGGTCTCCAATCTGCCCATACGGACAAACCATTGGATTATCGATTTCACGATGCATAGTTGGAACTACACCTTGTTGATCAACTTGCCAATTCCAACCATTATCAAGTGCAATTAATCGGTGATTTATTTCTGTTGTTGGTGCTTTTTTTACAATTCGGCGAGTCTGAGTCTTATTTCCAGCCAATATTGCCTGAACCATCGGTGTACTAAATAAAATTGGACGTTCTTTCATGCCACTACCTCATTTAATTTCTTAAATTCAGCAATTACATCTTTTAGCATCCACTCTAAATGTACATATTCTCGATTAGGTTTACTTGGTGTACTTTCCCACCACCAATCCTCTCCAAAAATCTTGGTCATGACTTCTAAAGTATCTGAAGCCAGTAAATCATGTAGATGCCCAGCATCACTAAAGCTTAGATCACTAATACTGTTGTAAGCATCACGTAATTCTTCTTTACTAATATCACCGCTATGGCGTGCTTCTTTTAACTGACTTAAACGGCAACGCCCTACCCATTCAAGAAATTCTTCACCATTCTGGGCTGGTTGTGTTTCATTGATTTTAGGGAAAAGCTTATGAAGCAGATAATGTTCATCACACTGTGCAATAAACTCTTTAAATGTACGATTGCTTACATGACTGAAGAAACTACTTCCAGAAATGTCATCGAGAACAATAGTAATTCGCCCACCACCTTGGCTATAGGTTGAATTGGGATCGATATAGACAATTGCCCAATGATCTTTGTATGGGCCAATAGCTGTAATAACCATTTTTTCAAGAGTTGGGGCTTTTTCTTCAGGCAAACGCTTATTCGCCTCAGCCTCTTTAATCGTTGCTTTACGTTCGATCTGTGATTCAAGATGTGCTGTTTCAGACGATGTAGAAAGGTTGAGTAACCGATACTTACTCGTTCTTTTTCCTATATTGAAAACCTTAACGACCTGAAAAACATGATTAGATTTCTTTTTCAAAATTAAATCATTGATTTGAAACTTAGGTGTTTTTTTCATGCAGCACCTGCCCGTGCTTCATCAGCAACTACAACAAAAACGCTTTCACCATGAAAATTGATTAAGTTCGAAGCAAATAACGATGATTCAATTTGCTCACAAACGTCATCTTTTAATTGATGCTCAAAAGCTAAACGTGCTTTCCAGTCCTCACGCCAAACTTGATCATTTGGAGAAGATGCCTGAATTGCTTCTTGCTGCATTTCTAATAAAAGTGAAATTGCTGATTTATGAAAATTGAAAATTTCATGACCGTCAAAACGATTATTTTTATTTAATTTCATGATCTTGCACCTACTAAGTTTTGTAGGCGTTCAAGATCAAATTTGCTTTGGCAAGACTTAGTTAAATAAAACCACAACAAATATGCACCATCAGCTTGATTATCAAAAGAATCAGCTTCTGAAAGATTTCCATCTTGTTGTGCAATCAATTTTTGATTGTTGAAAAACTCAATGCGGTCAACTGTGCTTTGTGTAATTTGTTCATATGTAAAATTACTTTCTGCAAAAGTTGGAATAACCTTAGGTTGATATGTCTCTAAAGTATTTTTCAGATCATTGATTGCAATACTCTCTGCAATAGCCTTATTGAATCCCATGATTCTTAATTCTTGTTGTGACCATGCTCCATCTACCCAGATAAAGATTTCTTTTTTTAGAAAATCAATTTTCTCGAAATAACGATCAAAATGAGTCGCACCAACTGGTGCATTCTCAACAAGATATTTAATTGCTTTGATGCCACCAAAAACCGTGACAAAGTATTGATTACAGGCTTGTTGAAGTTGATCTATAGAAATAAGATTTTCATTTGATCGAGTACCGTAGTAGTAATTTTTTTCTAATGAGTACCAGTCAAATGCATCAGGATTATCGTTAAGAATTTTAAGAGCTGCTTTTATGCCTCCCACACGATTTAAAATATCCTGGGTATCTTGCCCTTTTCCAGAATCCGTTTCTTGTTGCTTAACTAAACAATGGCTACATTGTTCACCAGTTTTTTTAAATTCCGTACATTTGTTTGCACAACGATGTTCTGATAAAGTAATTGTGTTCATTTTTACCTCGAAATTAAATGAATAAAATTTTTGACCGTCTCTTGTTGGCGCAAGAGGCGGTTAAACCAAACCCTCGGCTGTTAGTTTCTCTATTACCCAAGCCTCTCCTTTTGTTGTGAACATCGGCTGTGAAAAGCCCAGTTCAGTCTGTTTTACTTCTCCTAAACCTTTGTCGATAAACCATTGCTGGAATAGACGCGCACGCTTAATCCCTCTGTGATAAACATCGAAGTTGTCTAAAAGCTGGTTCATTTTTACTGCTGAAATTTTGATTTTTTGTGCAACTTGCGAAGCATTAAGTAGTGTTGAGCGTTCTATGATCTTGTCGTAATACTCGACTTTAGGCGCTGCAAGTTCTAATTGACGTGCTTGATTAGCCGCTAACTGCAATGCCTCTGCATAAGTCTGAGGAATTACAGGTTTTGTTAATGCATCTTCTAATGCAGTCATTCGATCAAATACAGCCGCTTGTATTTCATAGCTATATGACATAGCCATTAAGCAAGCTTCTCGTTTTGGAAGGTTGTAGATGTACCGAGTGTTGTTATTGCCGTAATTTTGCGTTCCCAAAAATTTGGGAGCGTACATTTCTCCTAATACTTTCGGCACTTTCACCATGAAATGATCATGACGCAATATAGAGTCATCACCAGTTGCTCCACGAAATGTATTGATAAAATCAACAATCTCAATTGAAGACATCGTGATTTGATCGATAGTTACCTTATCTAGGTGCATTTCTAAAACTCCATTTGAGATGCTTAAAGCATGATTTAGCCCATTAAACTTTTTCTTTTTGTTGCGCCATGAAAAGCTCAGGATGTTTTACTTTTTCAGCAGATGGGATTCCTCTGCTTTTCCAGTGTTGAACACGCTGAACGCTATAACCCAGACGTTTAGCCAACACAGTTGCTCCACCTAACTTTTCAATTTTTTCCTTATCGACTGTCATAACACACCATTAAACATTATGTTTTCATAATACTAAACATTGTGTTTATTTTTGTCAAACAAGATGTTTAACACATTTTGTTTATTTTTGCGATAATTGACACAAAATGTTTATTGGTGTTTATCATGCATCCATCGATGGAAAGAGCTTTCCAAGCATCTGGTAATATGTCTCCAACTGAATTAGGTCTAGCTATTGATGAATCTCCACAGAACATCACAAATTGGTCTAAACGAGGAATTTCAAAAGGCGGGGCAATAAAAATAAGTAAAATATTTGGAGTTGATTCAAATTGGGTGCTTACTGGGGAAAAAGCAGCAAACGCAAAAATGAATAATTATGAAAAATCCAATGCTACGATAAGCAGCATGGCAGTTGAGGTCTATGAAGATGGTGACCCTGTACCTGACGGCTATGTAGCTATTGATTATTATGAAGATGTTTATGTCAGCGGTGGAAATGGCTACTTAAATTTAGAAAAGCCTAGTGATAGAAAAATGCTCTTTCCTATCGATTTAGTTCGAGAATGTAATGTTCAACCAGCCACTACAAAAGTCATTCATGTCCGTGGCGAGAGTATGTTCCCTAAATTAAAAGATGGGCAAGCTATATCAATTGACATGTCTGCCACAACTATTTTTGATGGTGAAATTTATGCGTTTCAAGTAGGCGATGATACAAAAATTAAGTATCTTTCTAACTGGAATGACGAAGGGAAAGGCGGATTCAAAGCTGTCTCAGCTAATCCTGATAAAACACAGTATCCAGATGAGTATTATTCTCCCCAACGTATTGAATCAGAAAGTATCTTTGTAATTGGTCAATATTGGTGGAAACAAGTTGTAAAACGAATTAGGCGCTAATTCTTATATAAAATCTGTACCCCTATACATTGCTCAACTGAAGTTAAGGATTTTTTTATGTATATTGTTGATTTCCATTGTTTAGATATTAATAGAAACTCAGGCGATGATGAATTTGCCTTGACTATTGATACCATACAGGATTATTTAGGGTGTTCTTTGAGTTTTATTCCAGAGCAAAACCAATGGTTTAAGTTATTTCATGATAAAGAAGATGATAACCATGCTTACTATAAGGTAGTAAAAGTTTTACAGGTACTTCATCACGATAATAAATCTAATCATTTTGAAGTATTTGTCCTTAAATATGGAACAGATGCAATGTTTAATGATGAAATGTATTCAACATTAAATACTATTATTTCCACATGATATAAGCATTGGGTGTGCGAAGTTTACACTATCTAAATAATGTAAACCCTCAAAGCTTTAACGCAAGAAATGCCGATCAATAATCCAAAAAATATCATTTACTTTTTGGTGTAATTGGTGGGCTACTTTGCGTAAATGTTTTTTGAATTTAGTCTGTCTTTGTGATCGAGGATCTTTATTTTGTAAAATGCGATATGAAACTACAGAGCGAGAAAGATCTTTACGAATATTACTTTCTAAATCCTCTTTTTTATCTCCAAAGATCATAGTTACAGGATAATTCCCAATTTTTGAATTATCCTCTACTTTTGTCTCAATTACTAAACCACTAGCATTAATATGTAACATAAAAACTCTCCACTGACCTGATGAATTAAATTTTATTTGATAAATCTATCGTCAACCTCTCCAATTTTTCTATTGAATATTTCCGAAAGCTCTGATCTGCTTTCATTATTGACCCACAAGTTGCAGTGAGTTTTTGATAAGAAATGATTATTGCTATTAACTCCTGCTTATCCAACTCCTGAAGTTGATTTATATTCATAGATACAACTGGAGTATCTATTGCTTGAGGTAACTTCTTTAAATGAAGAGGCATCTTAGAAATAAGTTGGCTCTGGAAAATTTCATCTATTCTTTTTGAAAGAATATTACATAGAATTTTGGATTGCTTTCTTGCTTGTAGCTCAGTAGCTTGTTTTTTAAGCCATTTAATATAACGATCTTTCTTTTTGCGACTTCTAGATTTTTTACTCATAACTCACCTTTTTTGGAGGAAATATGGCTTGGAATTGGAAAGAGCAGTTAAAGCATAACGAAGATGTACGTTGTGCAAACTGTCAATATGACATCAAAAACAGTGTATATGGTGGAATGTATCCAAAGCCTGACACTCCACCTGAAATGATTCATCGCTGGGAAAACCGACAGTGTTACGATTATTCAGTTTTCTGCCCTAAATGTAATCACTACACTATAGCTGTTCATGTGGGTCGATAGCGGGGAAATAATAATTTGGGTCATTTGGCTTCCAAATAAAAGTAGCAATATGACGTGCATCAGCAATTATTAGCTCAATATTTTCATGTGTCCTACCTGCTAACACATGTTTTATACAATACAAAAAGACTCGTTGTACTCCACTCAATTGAGTGTAAAGTCCTGAACAGGGATTTATCTCTTTATGTTCAGGAACACTTGATTCATCCAATAGAAATACACAGTTAAATATAGCTTGGGCTTCACCAAGAACACTATGAATAGCACGTCCGCTTCTATATGGCATAAGCATTTGAACAAGATAATCTCGTAAAACAGCATCTTGCTTAGATGTTAATTCTTCTTTCTTCATGTAAACAAACTCCTATTAAAAAAATCCCTGATATTATGAGGTTAAGACTCTGCGCCAACATTGATCTTAAACACTCACTAATATCGGAGAAAAACGTGTATCTACTTAATATTTACCTAGTTACCAAAAATGAGGTTGGAGGCATCAACGGCTATGAAGATTTTGAATTCGCTCTTGTTCCAAAAGTCGGTCAATGGTTGTTATTACTCGATGACAGCCGTGACGAAAGCGAAAAAGAACAAATTTACGAAGTGATAAAGGTTTCTCTACCCCTGCATCGTGGCGGAACTGTCGTAGAGATTTATGTAACGCATCTTGGAGATAGACATTTAGCTGAGAGTGCTTTATCCCATCAATGTCCCACTTTATTGGATTTTTAGTGATTAGATCGCCCTTAAATACAATCAAGGCAACATAGTCAGACCTTCCTGGTTCTTTATCAGGTGCGATCTTAATTAATTCACCTCTGGATGTGATACCTAGCATAATAAACTCCCTTATTGTTGTGATGAAGATGCGTGGCTATTAACAATATCAATTGCACTCAACATTTCGTCCGTTAAGTTTTTTATTGATGTTTCTTGCGGTGCGCCTAGAGAATTGCTGCTTGCTTTGCTTTTAGCAATTTCAGCGATTGCCGCTATTACAATTAATCGCTCTTGATCATTCATCTTAATAAACTCCATCTAACCTGCACTGTGCAGGTTTTCTTTTATCTATTAAAACATAATGTTTAATTATCGACTACACACAAAACAAATAAATATACACATTATGTTTAAAAATAAGTTGCATTCAATAAACATAGTGTTTATATTTATCTCACCAACAACAAAAACCTAAAATTTAGGTGGTGAAAAATGTCAAACAAACCAACCGATGCACAGCAATTTATCGAAGATATTGGTGCTGGTGTATTTTCAAAACAATTTGGCGTAGCCATTACAGAAGTCGCAAATAGCGTTGTTTCAACTGGCAAAGTCGGTGAAATCAATATCAAACTTAAAGTTAGCAAACTTGCAGACTCTCAAGTCCAAGTAGAAAGCAAACTCTCATTTAATGAACCTCTTGCAAAAGGCAAACGTGTTGAAGAACACAACGAAAAAACACCTATGCACGTCAATTTAGGTGGTGACGTTTCCCTTTTCGCCAAGCACACCGAATCCCTTTTTAAAGACGAAGTTTAATACTTCACCGTAGCTCCCCCTGTACTTACTAGGATTTTAAATCTCATGTCACTAGAAAAAACCGAAGTTGCTTCTGTAGTTGAATTATGTTCTCCGTTCAAACAATTTGACCGTGGTTCGTTAATTGCTTTGCACCAAAACTTCAATATCCATGATACTGAAGAATATCAAGCTGGTCGTAATCGCGCTCGTGGTTCTTTTAAAACCCCTTCATTTGTTGATTTTAAAAGTTTTGTTTTGGATAGCAATCCTCATAAGCATGATGATGAAATTATTATTCCATATGCTGCACCTATTTTTGTCGATCACAAAAATGTCACTGCAATTGCTGTTTTAAATTTTGCTGCCCCTCTTCTTCCACAAGGTCATTGTGACTATACAGCGACCTTAGAACTTGAACCTACAGTTCTATGGAAAAAGCTTAACGAGTTAAAAGGCAATAAATTAAATCAAAAATCATTTGCCGTTCTACTTGAAGATTGGGCAGACGTGATTGTGGCTTATACAGAAGCTGATGAAATTATTACAAGTGGTTTAGCAATTCGCGCTGTTCGCAACATGTCAATTGATACAAGTGTAAAAGCTGATTCAGTTGTAAATAACACTAATGAATCTCGCTCTAAACTTGAACAAGTAGCTGTAAAAGCTTCTGAAAATGCTTTACCTGCATACTTCAAAGTTTCAGACACTGCTTATCTTGGTCTCGATAAAAAAGAAATCCGTTTACGCTTGATTGTGAATGCAGGTGATTCTGATCCAGTATTTGCACTGCAAATCGTTCGTGAAGAATTATTGAAAAACGACATCATTCAGGAATTCAAAGAAAAAGTAATTGAATTGTTACCTGACAACCCAGTTCGTATCGGAACATTTAAAGCATAACCTTTAAATTTTAAACAAAAGAAAGCCCCGAAATTTTGGTAGAGGACGGGGCATTCTTAAGGTCAATCTTCTTTGCGATTAGCAAAGAAATTACGGAACGAGAGCATTATGGAACAAAAGCTATCTCAAAACAATATTACATTTAGTTTCCCAAATGTAATGTTTATTTCGGCAGTTATCGCGTTAATAGTGATTTTTGGAATCACAATCGCATTTTCTCAACCTGTAAGCTCTAAAGCTGATGAAACATTTATTCCTGATACGCGCCCTTCTAGCTTGGGCGTAATCTATATTTCAATTACGTCAAAAGATACTGGTATCGGAACAGTTAATCTTGATGGTTATCTTGTACCAGTTGATTTCAAGTTTGAAGCCAAATTAAGGGATTATGGAGTAACTGAAAGCCAATATCCTGATGTAACTATTACACGTTTAGGCATTGGCAAAATTAAAAATAGTGTGACCGGCGAATTTGTGGATGACTTCACAATTTACCAAGACCATAAACAGATCAACGAAGCAATTAAAAACTTTATTGAATCTAATAAATTGGTGGAGGTTCGCTAATGTCTACAGCAGCCAAACACCTAAATCAAGATCCATTCGAAGCTTTCAATCAAACGATTAGCCCTGCTCAAATGCTTGAATCTTTAAGCAAAGGCATCGGTATTGAATATGCAGAAGTTGATACAAAAGACTGGACCTTCATAGAAAAGAATTGCCCAATTTCAATTGCAGATATTTTTAGCGGTTGTCTTAAGTTTCGCTTTTCAATGAAAACTTATGAGACTCAAAAGCATAAAGAAAAATCTTCAAAGTATTTCTGCGAATACTTAAATAACGATGGTGATGGTAATGAACGTTATCGCGTGGGATTCGAGAATTACTCTGTTTATGTACTTAAGCGCAATCCTGATTCTAAATTGCCTATTAGTTTAAGCAAATACTTAACTTGGGGAACACAGTTAAACGGTTTTGATTTTTATATTGAACGAAATGGTCAATTAATTGCTATTACACCGTCCGAAAAAGTCACACCTCATCTATATAAAGCTAGACAAGCAAAAGAGTTAGTACGTCGTACTAAATATCTTGATGAAAAAGGTTTTTTTAAAAGTGATCCTAAACAACGAAAGATTTTAGGTTAGGAGGTTGCGATCATGGGAAATGGAAACAACCAAAACATGAATTTATGGCATTCAGTTTGTATTACTGATCCGACACAAACCAAAGATATTGTAGGTAAACCATATAAAGGAACTTCACCAAAAGCTTATTGGTTAATTCAAAGAGCTACTGAGACCTTCGGACCTATTGGTCACGGTTGGGGCGTAGATGTTAAAGATCATGGATTCCAAAAAATTGATGATGTGACTATACACCATTGGATAGTAATCACGCTCTGGTACATGAAAGATGGTCAAAAGTGCTGTTTTGATCAAACAGCTGGTTCAAAGGCTTTGTATAAAGCAACCACTGGACTGGTTTATGACGAAGACGCGATTAAGAAGTCAAAAACCAATGCAACTGTTAAAGCTTTAAGTCTGCTGGGGTTTGCTGGCGATATTCATGCTGGATACTGGAATGCACCAGGTTATCAGCAAAGAGCTTATGACCATTACTACAGTAATTCTCAGACTGTAAATTCAAATCAGCAAGCTCAACAGCAACAGGCCCCAGTAGTTAACGAAACTAAAGACGTTCAACAAAACCTGAGTGAACCCAAGCCTAAGCGCACTGAAAACCAGCTTTTTAATGACGCAATTTCAGCAATTAATAAAGCTACTGATACTTCCGTTTTAGATGCTGCATATAACCGTTTTAAAGGCACGAATTTCGAAAAAGCCATCGTTGCAGCATGTAAGAACAAAAAAACTCATGAGCGATGGGGCCAAGCCTAAATTTTGGTGCCCTTCTCTAAAGCTGTCTCAAATATTGGAAAGAAATATGAACGCAAAAAATCGTCTAAATACGCCTGTATTAACAATTGAACATCTTAAAAATGTAATTGAATCAGGTAATGAAAATGCTTATGCAACTGCAATGCAACTTGTAGAAAAGCCTCTACTTGAAATTACGCTTACTCATACTCGCGGAAATCAAACTAAAGCTGCTGAAATCTTGGGTCTTAATAGAGGCACTTTAAGAACTAAGTTGAAAGCACACGGCATGATTGTTAGTGAGAAATAACAATGGAAAACTTAAAAATTAAAGTAAATAGTGAAGCTGAAAGTAAAGAAGTTCAAGAGTATTTGTTGGCAAATGGACTTGAGAAGCCATACAACAATTTTACTTTGCATAATGGCTGGGTTTGTATCCGTGAAAATCAGATACTTTGTGTTTGTGAATCACAAGCTGGCAGTGAGCTTGATGAATTCAAAGAACTCGATCTCCCTCAGCTTCATGACCTTGTCGTGTTGACGCGGAATGATCTCAACGATGCTAACCATACTGATCAAGATGGTTGGAAATGGTTTCTAACAAGTCGTGGTGAAGGCTATGTATTTGCAGTAGGTAATGCTGAAAATATTAAACGTTGGGATAAATCGCCATTAGATCATGTTGATTTGAAACCTATCGTTAAAGATGAAAATCTACAAGAAAAAGATAATTTTCAAACCATTAAAGTAAATGGTCTTGAAGATTTGATTGATGGGCGCAAAGCTTTATCTGCCCTATTAGCTTGGGAAAAAGTACAAATTAATTTTCAACCTTGGGATGAACATTTGTGGGTCAATATCGATCCTACAAAAGATGATTTTTCAATAACAGTCTTTTTTAATGATTGTACTCCGTCAGGGCGAAAAATATTTTTCCGTTTAAAACCCTCAGTGATGACAATTAATGGAATTGAATGCTCGCGCCCAGAATTAAACACTGAGGATGACTTAGAGTTATTAGAAAAAGATCAACAATATTGGTTAGTAGATTTAACAAGTCCTGATCTTGCGTCTCAATGAACCGTACCGGGTTTGTCGGAGACTTTTTTATTTAAGTTAAGCCACCTGACCTAACGGGTTAATCTTATCATAGTACATTGCTTCAAACTCAAAAGGCGATACATAACCCAGTGC